ATGGCTACAATAACATACGAGCTTGGAAAACCAAAGCAAGACAAGACAAGAAAGGTGTCTATTGTTCTTTCTCATAAGGGACAGAGAAAAAGATTTCCTACCAATATAGTTGTTTCCGACTCAGACTTGTCTAGAGCCGGAAAGATTTCTTCACGTAAGATATTGAAGACGATAGAAGATAAAATGAATGTTATGAAGGATGCACTCTATGACTTAGAGGTAGACTTGCTAGGTAAAGATGTGGATATTGATTGGATATGTGAGCATTTGATTGATATAGGCAACAAGACAGAGGATTTAGACTTCTTTTCCTTTACCGAAGAGTGGGTTGAGAAATCCGACAATAAGGGAAAGAAGAATTATCTGATTATGCTCAATTCCCTTGCACGCTATAATGGTTGCCGTAAGCTGCCGTTTTCTCTCATAGACTACAGATTCCTAAACGGATATAAGAAATTCCTAGATGGTCATCCTAGGGCGCAATCCTTATACTTGGGCAATATGCGGCATATCTTCAATGAAGCTATCAAAGAATATAATACGAATGGAAATGATATTATCCAAAGTAATCCTTTTGATAAATTCTCCGTTCCGAGGGATATTCCGCAGACAAAAGATAGAGTAATCAGTGAAGAGAACCTTGTAAGAGTATTTGATTTCAAGGGGACTAGACGTGTAGGTATGGCAAGGGATTGTTATGTACTCTCGTTCTTTCTGATGGGAATGAACTCTGTTGACATATATGAATGTGTCAGCTATAATAAGGGCGTACTCGCCTACGATAGAGCTAAAACTAGAGATAGGAGAAACGATAATGCCCACATAGAAATTGTCGTACCTGACATCATCAAACCTTTGTTCCGAAAATATAAGGGAACAACAAGGGTCTTTGATTTCTATCAGAAATATAGCAATGCAGCCAATTTCAATAAGCATATAAATAAGGGATTGCATTTCATAGCTGACGAACTGGGCATTCCTCGTTTCGATTTCTACTCAGCCCGTCATACTTGGGCATCTATAGCAAGAAATAAACTAGGTATTGATAAGTATACCATTCACGAAGCACTCAATCACGTTTCGCAGTTAGATGTTACTGATATTTATATTCAAAAGGACTTTACGAATATCAATAAGGCAAACGAAAAGGTTGTTGAATATGTAACGGAATTGATAAAAAAGACGAAGAACGATGCTTGATTCTTTAGAGAGAGGGGAAATATTAATCTTCCCCCTCTTTCTTGTTGTTATCCTTATCCTTTTTGTCCATTTTTGCACCTGTAGCTTTCATAATAGCCTTCAGAGCATCTTCGAAGTTCAAGGAGTCCTTACCGCCATTAGGGTGTTTCTCCCACCAGTCAGGGTCAACCCAACGCATAGCCTTGTCATACCAAGTTTGGTCGATGGATGTTTTCTTACCATCTTGACTGATTAACAGATACCCACCTTGCCCATCGCTAGCAATTCGCTGAACTTGTTCAAGGTTGACCCACGTCTTTTGTTTTTCGCTATATACCCACATAATTATATGATTTAAATTATTTTTATTCCTATTGTGCAAAAGTACAGCGAAGTCTTAAAAATACCAAATAAAACCTATTTGTATGTTTCAAGTTTGACCAAATGTGAGTTATTTTGTGTATCTTTGCAGAAAATTCTTAAAATATGATACAAAGATTTACGGAAATGTACTACGATGATGCGGTGCGCTTCGCGCAGTACATACAAGCTACTGAAGGTGGCGAAATAGAACTTGTAAAAGAAGATGCCGATGGTTTTCCTCTTCCCCCTAAGCATAAGATATTTGGTAACATGGTTAATTGTCTGAAGGTAAGGAACTTTGAAATTGCTTATTTAGAGCAAAGAAGAAACCCCGATGATGACAAGAAACATCGTAATCGAAATCTCTATCGCTATATAATGGGGCAGAAGATTAAAGAGGTTAGAGAACTTAGTGGTATAACATTGGAGGAACTGGCAGAAAAGTCCGGTTATAAGCCTAACAACATTCGTAATATTGAGATGGGGCGTTTTAATGCCGATATTGATACGTTATGTAATATTGTTGAGGCTATGGATGCCCATTTTGAGGTGATGAAGAATTAAAAGTTCTTTCGATATATAAAATATGTTTAAATATAAAAACAAAAGCATTAAAAAACTTGCAAAATTAAGGTGTTATTCTTATCTTTGCATCGTAATATAAAAAGGTGAGACACACCGAAACAACTGTATCGGATTATGAATAAAGCATATTTGATTTTCAGCAAGAACACAAGCATTCAAGAATGTTGTACTTGGTTTCGTTATCGTGACGAAGCTTTAAGATACAATAAAGAACATTTTGAGAACGTGTTTAAGGTACTGCCACATGAGTTTGATTCTTTGAAAGATGTTGACCCTTGCGAGCCGACAGAGTTCACGAAGTCTTCAAGATGCGAGCATTGCTGGAGAAAGATTAAGAATGATTATCTAAAACATATAGGAGATATGAATATGAAGAAAGAAGAAAAGTTTGTCATTGATGATTCTCAGAATTACAAAGATATGTTTAGCAAAAAGGAACGGATGCAAATTAATAAGGCAACCAAACCTTTAGAGAACAAGTAATTTTCACCATTTATTAAAAGTGAGTTTAATAACCCGAACGCATTTGCTTGGATGGAAGAATTATGCTATCTTTGCATTGCGTTCCTTGAAATAATTAATTATGAGTAATAACAAAGAAGATTTTGATGCGCAGGTAAGCGCATTTAAAGAGAAGTATCCCGATTTCAAGCCAGCCAAGGCTATTGAAGTTCTTAACTTGATTATGACAAGAAAGAATGCCAAGGAGATTCTTGAAGGAAAGAAGCAAGTTGAGTATCGAGCCTATACAGACCATTATATTGGTCGTTTGTTCGACAAGGATGTTTTGGAGTTCCTTAAGAAGCATGGTGAAGAAGAGGATGTTATCAAAGCGCAGGAGGATGGTATTGTTGACCCTTTGCGAGTAGTAAAGACAATCCACTTCCATGATTATAACAACTCGTGGTATCTTGATTGTGATGTTTTGGTGAATGATACTTGTATCGTTATGAAAGAAGATATTGATTTTCTTCACGAAAAGTATGATAGCCATGATTTGGATGAAATGTACGAAGCGTTGGAGCTTAAAAAGGAAAAAGAGCGTCCTTTGTTTTTCTTCTTTGTTATTGACAAGGTAACAGAAACGACTCTAAAGTAGGTGGGCGTAAGTCCACCGAGCCTAGATAATTCCCCAAGGGGAGTAGTTTATGATTCGTGGACTTAAAACGTTACAACTATGTCAGAGGCATCAAAAGGTTATCGTTATTCTCAATGGAGAGCGGTAACAAATCGTACAACTGGTCTTAGGGCTGGTGAAAGACGTGAACGTGGCAGAAATGTTGAGTACCGAAACACAGGCGCACAAGGAACTACTTATGGTGGTGCTATGCGTACTTTGGCAGCACGTACCGCAGCTAACAATGTCACAGAACGTGTAAACCGCAGACTTAGAAGAGGTTAAAAGTCAAGAGGGGTAGAATGAATTAACTTTCATTCACCCCTTGTTTTTAAGGAGAATAATGTATGCAAGAACTAAAAAGAGCAAGAGAAATCATTGATGATGTTTCCAAGGAGACAGATAGTATATTACTTTTCCATTCTCTGAGTGGAAAGGATTCTATCGTATTGCTTGACTTATGCTACAAGAAGTTCAAGAGAGTTGTGGTAGTATTCATGTATATAGTAAAAGACTTGGAACATATTATGCGTTACTATAATTACGCTAAAACCAAGTACCCGAACATTGAGTTTGTTCAAGTTCCTCATTATGCTTTATTTTATGATATAAAAACCGGATATATGGGAATAAAACAAGACCCTAAGCAAAGACAATGGACTTTAGCTGATATAACCGAAAAACTCAGGAAGAGACTTGGTGTAGAGTGGGCTTGTTATGGATTTAAACAATCCGATTCTTTGAACAGACGGCTTATGCTTAGAAGTTATACGGATGGAAAGGAAGCTATCAATTGGAAGACGAAGAAATTCTATCCTTTATCTACATATAAAAACCAGGAAATAATGGATTATATTCTTGACCATCGTTTAAAGAACCCAGAAGCAAATGGAACGAATAAACAAAGTTCAGGAGTTGATGTTGAGGATATTGAGTATCAGAAATTTCTCAAAGAGTTTTATCCGGCAGATTTAGAGAAAATATACAAGGTATTCCCAATGGCAAGGATAGTTCTGTTGAAAGCTGATAAAAACAAGGAGGAACTGAAATGAAAAAAGGAAGTGAAACAAAGATAATCAAGAGGTCTCAAATAAACTTGAACCCTTGCAACCCGAAGGTACATACCGATGCGGACATTAAACAGCAAAAAGCCAATATTAGGAAAGTTGGTCTCATTGGGGGTATTCAATGGAATGAGACAACTGGAAATCTCATAGATGGGCATAAACGAGTGATGAGCGTTGACCTTATCCAAGGTTATGATGGTACTCCCGAAACTGATTATGACATCAAGGTAGAAGCCGTTGATTTTGACGAAAAGACCGAGAAAGAGCAATTGTTGTTTATGGCGAAGTCGCAAGACCCGATAGATTACAACTTGGTTGCCAAGAACTTTAGCATAGATGAAATAGACTTCAAGGCTGCTGGCTTCACGGAACAGGATACTGAACAAATCAAGATGTTGCAAGATGATTTGGAAGCATCATTGAAGGATTCGGGCATGGATGACTTTAGCGAGGATTTCTTGAATGAACCTATAATTTCAGTTACTACCCCAACGCCAATGACCGAATTACCCAACATCGAAAAAACATCTGAAGAGATTGTAGCCGAGCACGCAGCTAAGCCAAAGATGACAAAGGAAGATGTCAAGGATCAGAAACAGCATTGTACTGATGTCGGAAAGAAAAGAAAGGAAGATATTGATAACTTCATTTTCATTGATTTCGAAAGTTTTGAGCAAAAACGGCTTTTCTGTGAAATGTTGCAAATGGAAGCTACAAACTCTATGCGTATTTCAGGAAGCCAGATTTTAAGTTTGTTGTAATATGGGACGCAAGCGAGTAAAGCCTCTTGTAGTGAGGAAGAATCCCATAGATGTTGCCAATATGGTAATTGATATGGCTAGGGAACAGAGTAAGGATTGTATCGTTATGATGTCTCTTGGCAAGGACTCCATTGTTACATTGGACTTATTATATGATAAGTTTGAGCGCATAGTATGTGTATTTATGTATCTCGTAAAAGACTTAGAGCATATACAACGATGGATAAACTGGCTGAAGGCTAGATACCCGAAGATAGAGTTCGAGCAGATACCACATTGGAATACAACATACAATCTTCATTATGGAGTTTATTGCGTTCCGAATCCAAAAGTAAAGGTTCTTAATCTTTCTATGGTAGTAAAAGCCTTAAAAAAGCGTTTCGGAATAGAATACGTATTCTTCGGTATGAAGAAAGCAGACTCGATGAACCGAAGCCTTATGTTGAAGTCGTATGAGGATGAAAATTACATTCATGGTGGAAATTGTTATCCTCTTGCTGATTTTACTCAAAAGCAAATCTTGCAATATATGAAACATCGGCATCTGCCTAAGCCGATAATGTACTCCAGAGCATTGCGCTCCGAGAATGCAGAGGTTGGGAATGCGTCAGGCGGTTTGTCTTTGGACTTGGATTGTTTTGTATGGCTAAGGGATAATGCACCAGAAGACTTAGAACGTATATATAAGGTGTTTCCGCAAAGTAGGGTAATACTTTATAGGTATGATAACAGATAATGTTCTTTTTAATTTATATATAATAATGTATTATCTTCTTTATATGTATTGGCAGGCTTGTGAAAGTCTGCCTTTATTGTTAATGTATGTGATATAGAAATATTATAAGCAAAGAAAGGTTAAATAAATAAAGAAAAACCATAGAACATTTGCAAGTTAGAAAATAAATTTGTATCTTTGCAATGTCTTTAAGAGATACTTGAAGATTTGCCGCAAGACAAGTTTCTTGCAATTTAGTGCAGGGCGAGCACGTTAAAAACTAGCACAGGCGTTATGAAGATGATTACCGACAAGCAGAAGAAGTTCATCAATGATATTAAAGGTGTTATCACAGAAAATGGCATAAATGCTATTGATGCATTGGACTTGAATAAGTTTACTTGCTATGATGCATCTAAGCTTATTGGTGGTTTGCTTGGTCTTAGGGATTGTTACAAGGCGATTTCTAGAGGCGTATGTGTAACTAGTACGGCATATTGCGATGAGGCTTTAGATAATGTCTTTAATACAATTGAAAAGTACAAATAATAAAAATGGTGAGACACACCACAAAAACTGTTTAAGAGAATGAATAGCAAAGAATTAGTAAGAAATATGATAGCTTTCTTAAATGAGCGTCACGATATGGATTGCGCTATATTACGTCAGCGTTTTGCAGTATGCTATGGTATGAGTGAAGACGAGGCAAAGAAAGTTATTTTGGAGCTGACAATGCTTCAGATATTTGCAGAGAATTTTGGAGTTGAAATTTAAAACTTTGAGATTATGGATAAGAAGACTGCATATAAAGTTATAAGCCAATTTAGGGCAAATAATTGTAAGAGTGGAGCTTTGGCTATCGCTTTGGATGAAGCATTAAAAGCATTAAAACCGATTGCAGTAAATCAAGTTTTTTGCATTAAGCTGGAGATATTAGATAGTGAAAACTATTATCATTCGAAAGCTGCGCAATCTACCTTATGGTTAGAAGCTTCTAACAATAAGAAAAAGATGCAAGCACATATTGCAGAATGGAGAAGTAAGGTCGTAGAGCGATGCAAGGATAACAACAGCTCTTTTGAGTTTGACTTTCATCATGGGAGTCCTTATAATTTCACGGCAAACAAAAAGAATTGTAATGAGTTACCTTTTTACTTTAAAGGTAAACACTACTGCTTTACAATATTAGAGGTTTCTAAGAGTATTAAAAGCATGTATGATGACCGTATCGAAAAAGATATGGATGCCGTTCAAGATATGATGTCTTATTTAAATTTATAGAGCATGAAGTTATACGAGGTAGGCTGCATCATCAAAGAGGTGCAGCCAAAGAATGGAGTAAAGATTACTCTAGAGGAAGCTCAGGCTTTGGTTGATGGATATGTTGAGTTGGTTCATCTTGATGATGATAACATATTATTGTGCGATGAAGAAGGACTTCTCAAACATAAACCTATAAATACTTTGGCTACAATACAAGCTAGGGGGCTTGGATGGAAAGGTAGTTATTTGGTAGGGAGTGTATTATTCTTAAAGGATAAGGAGTTTTAGATATATGAGCAAGGCTAGAAAAAATAATATGAATAAGGATATACCCGAAGAGCGAATAACTCTTAGGGTATTGGAGAATTATTCCAAAATGCAAGAAGAATTGTGTCGTCTTCGCAAGAAAACACGTGAACAAGGCTATAAACTTAACGAACTCAACAATCGAATACAGAGGCTTAACTCGAAAGAAGTTAGATGTGAGTTAGAGAAGTACAGAAAGTTACTCTTAGAGCGTGATGAGTTACGTGAAAAGAATAAGGCTTTAGAGCAGGTGGCAAAGCAGTATGATGGGTTAAAAAGGTTTTTCACTAGCGAATTGAACGAAAAAGAGGAGGGCAGAGAATGATTATAGGTTCAATGACAGGGCGTGAACTCTTTGAGATCTTCAAGAAGGATAAGCCTATGCTAGAAAAGTTTGCTATCGAAAAAGCAAAGAAACTCATCCGTGAGCTTCGTAAGGGAATGGGACGATACACAACTCAGTGTTATGATTTCAAGACGAAAGACGCTACCGAGTACAAAGTATGCGTGTTTGTAGATAGAGGGAACATAAGACAATTCTATTTTGACATGTTTATCTATTGCAAGGAAACGAACGATTACGTATGTGCTACTTCCTTGTTGGACGAAGAGAATAGTGCAGAGCAGTTCAGTTATACGCCTCATTTCTTGCGGAGATATGCCGAGCGAGCATTGGGAATAGAGAACATGCCAATTAATAGGGTGCTTGCTCACATCGAAAGAGAAGTAGCCTATACGGTACTTATTTATAAGAATGATACAAGTAAGGTTATTGCTACAAGTATGGGGCTTTATCTGCAAAAGATTGACAAAAGGCGAGGTATCAATATATGCAAGACTTTTGTTAGTGTTGACATGCTTAAAACCTCCCAAATTAAAGCGTATATGGTTGTTGCGGACTTAATTGAAGAGTATTCAGAACGATACAATAAAGTTCAAAGGAATGATAATGTACGAGTAGATTTCGCTAATGATTGTTTGAGTAGAGGTATTACTGAAAAAGATTTGGTTAATGCCTATGGTGAATATTTTAAGAACAAAAAATAAAAGAAAGGGTTTCGTATGGAGAGAATGACAAGAAATGATGCTGCTGCTTATTTAGGTGTTGACCCTCAGACGATTACGAACTGGGTTAACAAGGGCTTGCTTGGAGGCTACAATGATAAAAGCAGTAAACGCTTTTGGGTGAATGCCGATGATGTTAAGAAGTATTCCGAGAAATACAAGATGTTATCTGTCTCAGAGGATTTACTTGAAAGAGAGCGGAAAGAGTTGTTGGCAAGTGAGCGCAAGGTAAATGCTAAGATACAAATGTTAATGCATGATGCGTTGAACGTTTCTTCTTTCAGCTATGACAAAATAGGTAGTTCACTTTGTATGTTATTGGAGTTAACGGCACAATACGGATTACGAGAGAAAAAGATTATGCAAGCATTTTTCAATGGAGACAGAATTAGTGATATAGCCGATAATTTTGAACTTTCAAGAGAAAGGGTGCGCCAGATTGTTATTAAGGCTATCCGGAAGTTCAACTATGCGATTGAAGAATTTGTAGACTTGAAGCTGGAGAACAATTCCTTGAAAGAGGAAATTAAGAATGTAAAAATGCAGTTTATTATGCAAGAAGGTAAAAAAGAAGAAGAACAACCTGAAGATGTTCCCACTTCATTGTTCTCCATCAGATTAGTTAATTGTAATTTACCAGTTCGTGTCCTTAATGTGACAAAGGCAGCCGACATAGATACTATTGGAGACTTGGTACAATATTCCAAGCTCGATATGATAAAATTCCGAAACTTCGGAAAGAAAAGCCTTATGCAATTGGATGACTTTATTCACGAAATGGGATTGGAATGGGGCATGGATAAGGCTAAGATATATGCTAGGGGTATTCAGCGGATGAAAGATGACTCTTATATTGAAGAGTTGTTTGGAAAGCATCTTGCGGATATAACAAGCGATATTGAGAAAAAGTATAATCTTTCTCCGGCTGAGGCTATGAAGAGAGCTTATAGTGAAATGAAGAGATATGTAGGATTTAAAGAGAAGAGTAATGAATGAAGTATATAATGATGTTTTAGGTAAGGCGTTAAGCATTAAATCAACCAATAATATTGTCGTAAAAGTAGAGCAAGGAGCATTAGAAGTTAATCTGAAACAATGTAGTGTAAAGCGAATTATGTGGTTCTCTGTCTTCTTGATTGATGGATTTACTATGCGTCCATGCAGTTATACTTTCTATTCCTCTATGAGTGACGATGAGTTGGACGAAACCTTTACACAAGTAGAAGGTAGATTGAGCTTTCTGAAAAACTTAAATTTTAAATAACATGACGGAACAGGAAAGAAGAGTTGTAAACCATGCAATGAAGATACTAGAGCAGAGCCAAGATGATGAGGCTAGGGCGTTGGCTGTCAAGTTGTTGGAACAAGGTACAAAAGTTCCTCTTCAGAAAGTGCAGTTTTATGCCGCATATTGCAATGGCTTGCGTGATGGGTATTCAAGAATATTCGACCTAATACAAGGTGGTGGGTGGCTTGCGAAAGTGAGCAAGAAGGAAATGCCATACTTCGAAGCAGAGAAGAAGCTTGTAGAGAGTTGTATTGATGCTTGCTACGATTACCATATTGGCAAATATGATATTAGGTACAAGGACAAAGAATTCTCTAAGAATGGAAAGTTATTGTCTTGTAAGGCGGTTTTTGTGAAACAAACGTTGATTGGTGTTGAGGTTAAATACAACAAAGATAAAGAATGATTGCACAATATAGATAAGTGAAGTTGTAAACCTTTGATATTTAGGTACTCCCTTGCAAATTTTGTATCTTTGCAAATAAAAAAGGAGATTTATATATGGCAGATAGAGGATATAGAGGCAGACCTCAACGAGGCGAAAGAGCGGATAGGCAAATCAATGCCGGACATAGCCGTGGGTTGGATGCGGCTTTGTCTGACACTGAAGCTAAGATTAGAAAGCTAAAGACGGAACGTATTTATGCCTTTAATAAGGACGGAAAAGAAATAGCGCATTCCCAAACAGGAAAGGCACATAGTACGCAATTACCTTTTGGCTATAACTACAAAGATGCCATCATTACTCACAACCATCCTAATAGAGGTATTGGAGATACTATAGCTGGAAGAGTTGGCACAATTTTGTCCGGAGCTGACATTTTTACAACTATAGCACATAACGCTTCCGAGATTCGAGCAGTTACAAAGAATTATACGTATTCTTTGAAGAGACCAAGTAAAGGGTGGGGACTTTCAGAATCGGATGCATGGGATGTTTTTGGTAAGAAAAATTCGCAATGGAGACGAACCCTTCAGCAAAAACAGACAGAGTATCTTTCAAAGAGCGGAATACGAAATCGAATAAACGAGAAAGTGCTAGCTTTAAACAGAAAGCGTTCTAGTTTTACGAAAGGAGGAAAAGTCCCTAGTGCAAGTGAGGTGTCTAGTTATAATCGTGAAGCAAACGAAATACAGAAACGTGTCACGGAAGCTAATGATAGAGGTAATGTTGGTGCGCAATATCAAGTTATGAAAGAATACGCAAAGAAATACGGATGGAATTTAACACGTAAGCGTACATCTTAAGGAATATATTCGAACGATGGGTAGTATTGTCCCTCTTCATGTGGGAAGAACCTTCCCATCATTGACAATGCCGTAGTACATTTTTCATATTGCTTTTGAAATCCGTACTTTTTAGCTCTCGTTAGGTTGTGATGCAGGTCGTTGATTTTGACTTGTATTGCAACCATATCTTTTGAGTCAATGATTGATTGTATGTAGTCAAAATACGGAACACCTTTCTTGTGGGTTAGGACACATACACTATCGGCAATGTCTTTTCTAACACCTAGTGATAACAGCTTGTCGTAGGTCATATCCGTATCTTCAATCGTATCATGGAGAAATCCGACACAAATCTCTTCGGTACTATTACCCATTTCTCCTACATGGATAGGGTGTAATATAACAGGCAATCCAACCTTATCAATCTGTCCTTTGTGCGCCTTGCAAGCGATACCAAGGCACAATTCTATCATTTCAGAATCTTTCATATTCTTCTTTCGTTATTAGCTCACCTAACTCAAGAGCATCTTGTGCATAGGTGTTTTCATTAAACTTAAACTCCTTTGGCTTACGTCCTTTACCTTTAGGGTAACACATAAGTTCTTTATTTACATATTGATAACGGACAACGATGTCATCCTCCCAATAGTAAACATAAACCGACTCTCCGTTTTTAAGGAGGTGGCTGATTTTGTTCTTATCTTTATTGTTCATAGTCTTTATCTCCTTATTACAATGCAAAGATATAAAAAATATATTAAACTTGCAAACAAATTAATGTTTATTACTTGAAATTTAAATATATTAATTATTGAAATGTTGCATAGTAAGCTTGTTGCATAGATACCGACCTTTGCTTCTTACCTCCGTTACTCTTGGCGGTTCTACTTTGCTCATATAATGCATGTCCCCAACCGGATGGTTTCTTGGTCTCTTTATAGATTTCTCGCATGGTCTTCCCACCCAACAGCTTGTAGGCTATCGAGTAATTCTCTTTGGCGTAAATCATCTTGGCGGTGTTAACTTGTATTTCACCAATAAGTCCGGTCTTCTTGTTCCGAATATTGATGATGTTTCCTGAATAGCCAGTATCCAGTTTCTGTTCCTTGAGTCTAACGAACTCAAAGCCCTTGTATTTGCCTTTAAGGTCTTTTATTATTTTCGGTATTGACCCTTTATCTGCGATGATGGTTGTTCTGTACGAGTCCTTAATGTCTTTAATACCATTAGCCTCGCCCTTAGCCTTGCGTACAATGGAGTCAACACTCTTGTAATTGATAGGAGTGACCCTTGCTCCATACTTCTTAGCTATACCTTCAGCTATAGCTTGTAGCTTGTTACCAACCGACTCGGCTTTTCTCCGCATAGAGGTAGCTTGTGCTCTCAGCCTAGCATATGCCCCATTATTTCCAACGTCTCCCATATCTTTTTTGTGCAAAATTAACCAAAATGCAAGCCAATTAATATATTGCTGCGATATGTTATTTCACTTAAAAGACAAAGTGAAAAGACACGCAAGTAAACATTTCTCTTAAACAATTATTATTCATACCTTTGCAAGAAACAATGAGTTGATAAGATGACGAAACCAAGAGATTATTTCACAGGCAAGCAAGAAGAGTTCAAACGCTCCGAAGTGCAGATAGCACCATATAATCCAAGGAAGATTTCACCGCAGCAGAAAGCTACATTGAAACGTTCCATAAGAAAATTTGGCGTTGTTGGTGGTATAACCGTCAATAAGCCAACAATGACCATCGTAGGCGGCAACCAAAAAGTAACCATCATGGATGAGATTATGGGCTATCCCGAAAAGGATTATACTCTTTTGGCTGAGGCTGTAAATGTGGATTACAAGACCGAAGTTGAACTGAACTTCATGCTTAATTCCGAGAATGCTCATGGAGAATGGGATGACATGAAAGTCCGTGAATTACTGCCGGACATAAACTATATGGATGCCGGATTAACGGAAGAAGACCTGTCCTTGTTCGGCTATGATGCAATGGTAAAGACTGAAGGAGAAGATGAGTTAGGCAAAGAACTCAATTCCTTACTAGACCCATTTGCCCAAGAAAGCGAAAACAGAAAAGAACCAGTATCAAAGGATGAGCAAGAAGAGCAGAGACGACAGATAGAACAAAATCAAATTATAGCCAATCAGCAGCAAGAGGCTCAATATCAAGCGAATAAAGAACGTATGCAACAGGTAAAGAAAGAGGTAAATACCAAGGCAGCGGAAAAAGCTTTAGAAGCCGAGTCTTACGTCATGCTTTCCTTTGATAATATAGGAGCCCACTTTAAAAAGGAGCATATTTTGATTCCAGTCTGACCAGTGTGGTCATTCTGAGTGAAACATAGCAATCGGCTCCGCTGGTGAATATCTGTCGAGAAATCGCTTTGAAAGAGCCGAAAGCTTCTCTGATAGGCCCGAAAAGGGCAAATATCGATCTTTGAAATGTTGAAATCTGGAATATTACCATCCTTCGGAGGTTCATCCACATACATCTGCTATATGCATGCATACGATGTTTGAGCAAGCCCCTGTATCGGGTCTTGCCATTACGTGTATGAAAACTGTATTGGAACATGGCAGCTTCAACGTTATTTCGTTTATGCTGCTCCTCCAAAGGAAGGCTTTCTATCTGCTTCCTTAGCTGATAGGCTTTAATGTCTTTGTCTTCAAAGTAACGCCAACCGGTTTTGTTGTTCCATGGGATTCTCCAACGTTTTCTGGAGCCCTGCTTTGTGACAGCTTTGACGGCCTCATAGGTGTTGCCAGTAGCAATCTCCCTGATGGTAAGACCATCCTCGTCATGTGGTATCAGTTCCCATCTGCATCCACCTTGCATCTTGCCAGTCTTGAGCTGCATGGCATTGTGGTTCTTTGCAAACTCTCGATTGTCTGGACTTTGATAGGCACCATCTGCATACAGGTCTTCAATCGTAGAATCCGTGACACGTTCACTGTTTTCCACAGCCTCCTGAAGGAAATGGCAGTCTGCAAATACTGCAGTTTCAACCTGAACGGAAGTGATGATGTTAGGCTTGCCTTCCTCTATAGTCTCTGTGATGTTGGTCACATAGCCTTGCACCTTCTGGTCGTTCTTGGCACGATAGGTTGCATCAGGATCGTTAGGATTCTGAAGACTGTCTGCCTTTACCTCCTTCTTGTCTCGAAGTACAGCCTTTCCGTCCATTACGACATACTGTTCTTCAAACAGACGCAGAAGAAGATCATGTGCAGGAGAAGTAGCTGGAAAAACTGCCAGCATCTCCATGATGAAATTACCAATTCTGGCAAGATTGTTCTGAAGCGTATCAGAGTCAGAGCGGTAAACTGTCTTGGAGGAATCCTCTTTCAAGTATTCCTTTGCCCGTTCTTCCTGCTCTGGGGAGAGATGGGTAAGCGTGCATGTCTTGAGGAACTTGACCAGAGTTGTATGTATCAGTTCATAGCGAGACTGGCGAGCGATATTGCTACCGATAAGCTTACTGTCCATACGGACGCATTTGCCTGATATCTTGAGAAGGTGTACATGCTTGCCAGCAAGCTGCTCAAAGCAGAGCTGCATCAGGTCAATGCCAGTTCTTTCCTGATATTCGCAGATGCGGCGGCGAAACAGATAATAGGTATCTATTGATGGGGTTACATCAGTCAGAAGTTCCATGCCGAGAGCCTTTCTGGTAAGAAGGTCAAACTCGCACTTCTCAAACAGATCCTCGTCGCTGCAACCGAATCCCTCCTTTAAGACAGACATAGCCACGAGTATGCGGATGGAAGCATTTGGGCGGCCGCTCTTCTTGCCTTCTGGAAACAATGGCTTGAATATCTCCTCATCAATCTTGGTTGTCACGAGGCTATAGAACTGGTTATGCCATGCGTTGGGGGCAGAATATTTCTTTGAAGCACGAATTCCTAACAGCATTGAGGGAGCCGTGAATATATCTAACTGAGGATTCGGATCTGTCTTTTTAAACATAGTCATTCTTTTAATTGATGGTGTAAAGATACGAAAATATTCCAAATAACAGCATAAAGCAGAGATTATTTTCGTGAAATATAAACATTTTAAACAGGCCTTACTTTTTAAAGTGGGCTCATATAGAGAACAAGGAACGCTTTATGAGCACCTTTGGCTTTATCGAAACCGACAAGGTAATCAAGGGAGAAATGCTTATGAAAGTAGCAAAACGAATATAAACGAATAAGCAATGAAAAAGATTTTAAGATTCTCGTTAGGGTTTATAATAGCGGCAATAACAATAGGTATGCTCATTCCATTTATGATTGTTTCTATGTTTCTTGGCAAGAGGAGAAAAAACGCATTCAATATGTGGGTGTCGTGTCTCTTTACTCCTTTGATAAACAAGGTAGGACAATTGGTCAACTCATAAATATCGAAAGATTATGAAGGCAAACGGAAAAAGATTAATGAAGATTGCGAACTTGGCTATAACTATGATATTGGCAATACCAATGTTCTTACTAGCCGTTCCTATCTATATGTATAACAAAATTAGAGGCAAGGTATAAATCCCATCTGCCCAATATATAGCGAAACAATAATAAATACAAGAAAATGGCAAAACCGAAATTTGATTACAATGGCGATGCTTTCTACGATGAGATAGAACAGCTTGCAAAGCAAGGTCAGAAGGATTCTGAAATTGCCTACGCCCTTGGTTTGAAGTTTGGGGTTGACCTAAATCCACAGGTCTTCAACCGAATGAAAAACGGAAAATACGAGAATTGGAATGAAGACGAAAATGCGGAAAGAGGCGAAAGGATAACTCAATCCCTCGTGCGTGGCAGAGAGTTTATCAATGCAATCGTGCGTGGAAGATTCCTTAAATGCGCCCTTGGAGGTGTCAAGGTAAAAGGCAAGACAACCACCAAAAGACATATGGTTGTAGATGGAGTTATGACAGATGATATAGTAGTGGAAACTAGAGAAACCGAGCAGGAGACCCCACCTAACGTACAAGCTCTTTCTACTTGGTTATTCCATTACGATATGACTTGGAGAGAGATACAGAGAGGTAAGAAGGATGAAGAGGAAAAGGGCATTCCTTTTGACCCTAAGAAAGGTATATCCGTCAACAAGTGGATAGAAAGAGAGATTGAGCAGGAAGCAGAAGAGCAAGGGGAGGGTGAATAATGGCAAAAACACATTCCGTTTATTATCCGTTATATAATGACAAGACGCATTTCATTTACCTTATAACAGGAAGCCGTGCGTCAGGAAAAAGTTTCTCTGCTTCTCAGTTTATCGAAAGACTTACTTTTGAATACAATGCAGAAAGAAAGATAGCACATAAGATTCTTTATACACGTTATACAATGGTGAGTGCCGCTATTTCCGTAATTCCAGAGGTTAAAGAGAAAATAGAGATAGATGGCACACAGGATTATTTCAAGAACACGAAGACGGATATAGTCAACAAAATGACGGGAGCTGAAATCATGTTCCGTGGTATTCATACGGCTAGCGGTAATCAGACTGCGAAGTTAAAGTCTATTCATGGTGTGACTACGTTTGTCGTTGATGAGGCTGAGGAATGGACGAGTGAGGAGGATTTTGAGCGCATCATGCTTTCAATCCGTCAGAAAGGCTTGCACAACCGAGTAATAATCATTATGAACCCTTGTGATTCAAATCATTGGGTATATAAGCGTTTCATCGAAAAGACACATAAAGAGGTGTATTTTGATGGCGTTCCCGTCCAGATTAGTACAGACCCTAGAGTACTTCATATACATACGACCTATCTTGATAATATAAAGCATCTTTCACCTGAGTTCCTTAACGAGGTATTAGAGATGAAGGAGAATGAACCGGAGAAATATGCTCATATAATGATAGGTAGATGGTCTGACGTATCTGAGGGTGCAATATTCAAGCATGTAGGCATCGTTGACAAGTTCCCTAGCAACGCAAGGAAAGTAGCCATCGGAGTAGACTGGGGATATTCGAAAGACTATACTGCTATTGTGAAGTGTGGCATCGTAGACAAACGCCTATACATAGAGGAACTTTGCTATAGAACGGAAATGTTATCTAGCGACATCATAAGATTCTTGCGCCCTTATGCGGACGAAGGCTTGTTTGTGTATGCAGATAGTGCTGACCCTAGACTTATAGATGAGGTAGCTCTTGGTGGAATAGTTATATATGGAGCACAAAAGGGTGCTGGCTCTATATTGGCTGGTATTGACAAGATGCAGACATTCGAAATCTTCACAACTAAGCAATCAGTCCATTTACAGAGCGAGTTCCGTAAATATGTGTGGTCAAAGGATAAGGATGGTAATTACATCAATGTTCCCGAAGACCATGATAACCATTTGATAGATGCTGCTAGGTATTATATTCTTGCCGTATTGCTCGGTAAAGTGATGAAGCCAAGAAAAGCATCTAAATCAGACTTAGGAGTGTACTAAATGACAAATATAATTACTTTTGTAATAAAAATACAAGTGTTTAATTATTAGATTGTTAGTGTAAGTATGCTATAAGGGTAGATAAAAGTCATGTGTAAATAAAAAAGATTGTTTACTAAATAAAAATAGATTCTTTAGTAAATAGTCTTTTTTATTCACTTAAAAACTAAGTGAAAGGCATACGTAAATTAAAGTATGTAGAAACCCTGTTTATTATTACCTTTGCTTCAAAAAGTTATAAGGATGTTTGTAGATTCAATTATTCAGATAAAGACATATTTTCGAAACCTCACGCTCAATGCATTGGGTGTGGAGAGAAGCATCTTCGAACGTTTGGAAGATAATGATGTTGATTCTGTCGTAAATATGATGGAACAACATGATTTCGATGTGGATAATGCCATTTCGGAATATAATCCACAAACCCATAAGGTGATGAGCCGTGAAGATAAATGGGTAAAGGGAGAGAAGCCATACAGGACGGAGAAGTTGGCAAGAACAAGACAAAGATACATAAATGAGGTAGAATTGTTCTTCTTGTTAGGCAATCCGATTATGTGGAAGAAGACTGAAGGTGACGATGAAGCCTTTGAACTATATAAAAAATACTTGAAGGATATATACTTCAATACCAAGCTACGTCAATGCAAGCGACTTGCCGGAGCAGAAACCGAAAGCGGTTTTGTTTTTAATTTTTCGCAAAAAAACGGAAAGATGCATGTTGATGTGTATGTTGCAGCTCGCTCAAAGGGACATAAGATGAGAGAGTTGTTTGACCAATACGGAAACATGCTTGCTTTTGCTGTAGGCTATTCCTTAAAGCGAGAGTCAAAGACTATCGAATGTTGGGATATATTGACATCCGTTTTTAACTATCATTGTGAACGTGGTGGCTTTGGGTGGAAAGTGTATAAGTATCCTAATCCGACAGGAAAGATTAACGGCATCTACTTTCGCCAACCTAAAGCATGGGATGGTGCAGAGCCAAGAATGGAACGTGAAGAGATGCTTGATTCCAAGATTGGAGATACTAACAACTACTTTGCTGACCCTATTGCCGCTGCTACTGCTGACGTGATACAATCAATCCCTAAGCGGAACGAGCCAGGTAAACTCATACAACTTACAGGCAAGAACTCTAGGTTTGAATATATCAACCCACCTCAGAATTCCGAAATCCGCAAGGCAGAGAAAGAAGACTTGGCTCAGTCTATATTGTTTGATACGTTTACACCGGATATGTCACCGGAACTAATGAAAGCTATGAGTACGCTTACTAGTGTCGGCATAAAACGAGCGTTGGTATTGGGTTACATCAAGCGAGCGAACCGAATGGAAATCTATGAAGAACTTGTCGGTAGATTATCGCATGTGATTATAGCCGTAATGAAGGAACTATATCCTGAGATGAGAAGCAAGTTGGATAAGTTGGAGGTCGAATTCGATTTTGCCGAACCTTTCGAGGATGACAAAAAGGATAAGTGGAAAGTAATAGCGGAACTATATAATCAAGGCGTACTTTCTTTAGAGACTGCTGTACAAATGCTGGCTCTAACTGACGCTCCTGCTGAAGAAATTGAAAAGATACGCAAGGATGCAGAAGATAAAGTAGCGTTAGCTGCAAAGGTAAAGGGAAACGAAAACACAACTTCATAATTTTAAAAGCTTATTGTTTTTGGGCGCATTTCCTTTTAGGATTTGCGCCCTTTTTGCACTTAAATTTTAAGTGAAAGCATTATGATAATAATATAATATTATTCCTCATTTTGTTTTTAACTTTGTTGGCATGAACACGAATGAACTTATCATAAACGGACAAGACGCATGGGCTACCTATCGTATCAAGATGGGCAGCGGTTTTCTTGATGCCTTGGAAGCGGATGCTGACAACAAGGACTACATCACCAACTCCGTGCGCACAGAGGACGGAACGAGGGTCATACTGATACGACCGAAGAAGGCGGAGCGGAACGTAACCTTGGAGTTTACGATTGTAGGCAGAGACCACAATGACTATAACAAGAGGTTGGCGGCTTTCGATGCGCTGATGGATAATGGATTCGTAACAATACAAGTTCCGTCTTCCAAGTCTGACATTTACAGGCTCTTCTGCTCTAGGAAGTCCACTAGCTATTCCCGAGGAAAGGGAGGAGCTATCGGGAAGAAGAGCATTAAGTTCGTTGAGTATGACCCGAAGAATAGGGGTGCGCTCACAAGCGATGATATGGAGAAGTTTAACATGAAGGAATTTGAGGATTTACAATGAGGACATACAAGGATATAGAGGTTAAGTTTTACGACACAAAGGGAGACGTACACGTAAGGTGCTCCGTTCCCGTAACGGAGGATGCGTTGGTGCACTTCGAGTTGATGCAGTCCCACTATTGCAAGCTATCCTTTAAGCTTGGCAGTGCGATATACTTCAAGATGGGAGATTTCATCGTTACTGACTATGGAAGGTTTGAGTTGGTTGATAACGTAAAGCCAAAGGACGATGGCACTCTTGGATATTCCTATGAGTTGGAGTTTGATGCTTACTATAGGAAATGGAAGAACAAGAGACTGAAATATATGCCTAACTCTGGTTCTCCAGAGGGCACATTCACGCTTACCTCGAATATCATTACACATGCAAACATCATCAAGGATAACTTGGATTTCTTGGCTAAGGCTAGCAAGTCGTATCTCTATGACCCGAATTACACGGGAAAAGGTAGCGATTACACATTCGTGGTGGATGCTAGCGTTGACAGTACTAAGTCCAAGGTAATCACCTATTCCAATTCTAGCATTCTTGATGCTATCGCTAATATCGCACAGACCTTTGAGTGCGAATGGTGGGTAGAGGGAAACCTCGTGCATTTTGGTACTTGCGAGAATACCAATGAGGTTGTAGACTTCAAGGATGGCGAAAACATTGTTTCAATGTCAAGCTCGCAGAGCCAAGCAAGCTATGCCAACAGGGTATATGCCTTTGGAGCGGCTAGGAACTTACCTAGTGGATATAAGCAGAACTCTTCCGCTGACGTTACAAAGAACGGAGTGGTGGAGAAGAGGCTTATGCTCCCTACTTTAGAAGAGTGTTCCGCTGAGAACAAGAAACTCTTGGAAGATAACGGCTTTGAGTTGAAGAATGGCTGCTTGCAAGTCAAGGGACTTACCGAAGACGAGTATGTAGAGGGCGTTACCACCAATGATGACATTTATCCAAGGAACTTAATCAAGACTTCTAATGTTACCTATTATGAGAAGGATGTTGAGGACGAGAGCACACCCGAGGAGGGCGACTATATCAAGAGGACTTTCTATCGAGTAAAGGGACTGACCATCGTAGACGCAGACGGAAACAAGACAGGGGACATGGCTTTCAGAAGTTCCTACATCCTCAGTGGAAAGACCTTGCATATTATCTTCCAAAGTGGTTCGTTGAATGGAATGGATTTCGAGTGTCAGTTCAATCCCGATGGTGAGTCCGAGATTTTGAGAGATTCTAATGGTAGCCCTATACTGAAGGATGGCAAGGAACAGATAAATCCAGCGGCACAGGTCTTTGAGATTGTTGCAAACGAGGACTACGGACGATTCTTGCCAGACACGGTTCTGCATCCGAAAGACGGAGATACCTTTGTACTCTACAATTGGGACTCAACGAAGTTGGGCAATACCTTGGTGACATCTTCCGCCAACGAGCTCTTGACCGATGCCATCAAGAACTTGAAGAAGTCAATGATAGACCCTACGACCTATACTTGCACGGCTGCGTCTGATTACTCATACAATGACGGCAAGGGACAATTCCATTTTGAGGGCGATAGGGTGAACCTATTCAACAAGGGATATGATATGAGCTTTAGAGCATCTAGAATTATCGGCTATGAGTTACATCTTGACGTTCCCTTTGATAGCGTAAAGTATACTGTAGGTGAGAAACCAGCTTACTCTAGGCTCAATGCGATGTCCTCACAGATTGAGGAACTTGTTTTCAATGGGCAAAGCTATCTCAATAAGGGAGGTAGTGGAAATAGTATCTATATCATTAAGAGCTATGACACAACTGTTCAACCTACAGACTTCAATGTATTTTCAGCCAAGAGGGTTGAAAACTCCTATCTTCATAAGGATAAGACGGATGCGGCAAACTTCTTGATTAAGTTCTTGCGAGGGCTTCAAGTTGGGGACTATTCGGCTTTAAGTGGGGGCGATTGGTCTTTAGACGAGCTTTTCAGAAGTCATCTGACGACCGACTACCTTAATGTTAGGATGAAGGCTATCTTCGAGACCTTGGAGATATTGCATACGGACACCTTGGGTGGTGAATTGTTCATTACCACAGTAGGCAGTAACCGAATATTGAAGGTTGAAGAGGTGAATGTTACCTATGATGGTGTTAGTCAGAATGCTTACAGATGCTACTTCCTTGGTGAGCAAGATGGCTCAAAGGTGGAGAATAAATGGAAGGTTGGAGACCAAGCGAGAAGCAAGAGTTTCAACCTCACACAAGGGAAATTTCACAATGTCGGCAATCACTACTATTGGCGACTAGTCATCGGTGTGTCTACAGAAACCGTTGAGATAGAGGGAAAGAACTATCACTATGTGGACTTATCGGATATAGACAAGGACACAAGCAGTGATATTCCAATGGTAGACGATGTGTTGAACCAAGTTGGTAGCCGAACAGACATCGCAAGGCAGAGTTGCTTGGTGTTCTCTGCCGTTGATACCTATTCGCCAAGTGTTACGCTCTATCACGGAGTGAATGGTTATACTTTCAATAACAAGGAATATGTTGACTATGGTGTGAACCATTCTACAGGCAAGGCTTTCTTCCACGTCTACGGAGATATGTACTTCGGAGACCGACCTACTAGTGCCAATAACTACGAGGGTGAATCCTATGTCAAGTTTGATAGCGAGACGAAGAAAGTAACCATCAAGGGAGACTTGGATATAAAGTCCACCTACGATGGGAAGACCTTGGATAAGTACATCACCGAGAAGAGCTTGGATAAGAATGCCGTTGAGACCATTATCAATAAATCGCAGACGATTATCGACCTTCAAAACCAGATAGACGGAGCTATTGAGACTTGGTTCTATGACGGCGTTCCTACTTTGAAGAATGCTCCAGCCATCAGTTGGAAGACCGACAATGATAAGAAAACTCACTTGGGAGACCTCTACTATGACAACAAGACGGGCAAGGCATACCGCTTTGCCAAGGATGGCTCTACCTATGAGTGGATTATCATCACAGATACGGAGCTGACCAAGGCACTCAAAGATTCAAGCCAAGCACTCAAAGATGCAGCCGCTGCGGATAAGAAGGCTAATGGAGCGCAAGCTACCGCCAACACCAAGAGACGCATCTTCGGCTCTCAGCCAGTTCCACCATACGATGTGAACGATATGTGGGTGAACGCAACCTATCCGAACGATGGTAGCACTTACAAGAACGAAATCTTGAAGTGTTCCACCTCCAAGGCAGAAGGTGAAGAGTTTGATATTGCCGATTGGAAATTGGCTAGCAAGTATACCGATGACACGAAGGCAGAGGAAGCAAAGAAAGCTGCTGAGAAGGCGCAAGCAGAGATTAAGAACACGCAAACTAATTTGATTGCCCTCGGAACGACTGTTACCGAAAACAAAAAGACGTTCGACAGCTACGTCAAAGATGGCTACCTAGAGCCTTCTGAGATTGCTGCAATGGCGCAGGATTCCAAGCGACTTGAAGATGCTTTCGCAGCTGCCGAGAAGTCGTACAATGAAGTGAAGGGAGCAGAGGTGTTAAAGAGTACAAAAGAACTCACCGACCTTAATACTGCTTTCACTACTCTCTCTACTGCCAAGACGGAACTCGTTACGTATCTCTCAGATATATCTACAAATTACAATAAGGCTGATACTAACGGCAAGGCTGCTATCGTCTCTGCCGTGGGAACGAAGTTCACCAACTTTCAGTCCGCATACAGCGCATTCTATGACAAACTTGGTTTGGCTAATGCCTATATCACTAGCAAGATATATGGTGACTTGAAGCAGAATATCACAGACCTCGCAGGTTACAAGTATCTCAAGGATGCGCTCGGTCAGACTACAGATATTGACGGTGGTCTTGTAATGACAACGCTCCTTGCGCTGAGAGACGGAGACGGAAACGTTCAGAGCGGTATCAACGGAGCAATAGACCCGAATAGAGGAAAGAAGAGTATCGCAACATGGTGGGGCGGTCAGATGGTGGATAAGGACTATAATAGCGGAAATCTTACCCCTGCAACCTCCCTCATCCGCTTCGATGGCTCGGGTTATCTTGCCAATGGTGCTATCTGGTGGGATGTGAGCGGAAAGGTTCACGCAGACCCTACATCGTTTATCATCAGTGAGAAGAATCTTGGCGCATACCTCACCTTCTTCGAGCCGACTTGGAAGGAAGGAAGTGCAGGAACGAGCGTTGCTGACCTTGTGTCTTTGAAGCCAAACGCTCCATTCTCCAAACTTGGCGTATCGGGCGATGCTACATTCGAAGGCGCAATCTCCTTCCATGGCATTAAGCTCACGTATGATTCCAAAAACAAGGCTATCAAAATTGATGGTAATCTCTATACCACAGGTGGTATCACGGCATACGGAGCAGGAGCATCTACCACGGGTGGTGGCGGCTTGATTGCAAGCGTAATCAGCTATGCGAGAATCTTAGAAGGAAGCTATACGGATGCAGACTTGACTAGCATTCCGAATGCCTATGCTATAAAGGCTCTCAGCAGCCGAATTGACAATATAGCATCAGAGCTTGGCGGTCTGAGCCTTTCTTGGAATAACATCACGGGTAAGCCATCAACATTCACACCTAGTGCGCATACCCATAAGTGGACAGAAATCACTGACCGCATCACGAAGGTAAGCCAGCTTACCAATGATAAAGGGTATCTGACTGCTCATCAGTCTCTCGCAAGCTATTATACCAAAGCGGAGATTGATGCAAAGGGCTATACTACCAATAAGGGTACTGTTACATCTGTAGCTCTTACCCTTCCTACTGGTTTGACGTGCGCAACAAAGGTCATCACAACAAGCGGTACGTTTGCTATTAGTCTTGCTTCGGGTTATTCTATACCGACAACGGCAAAGCAGACGGCTTGGGATGGTGCGGTATCGGCAAAGCATACTCATAGCAATAAGTCTGTACTGGACGGCATTACATCAACGAAGGTAACTTGTTGGGATAGTGCCTATGACTGGTACGCCCTTATAACTACTGACGAGGAGACTGCGGACGGCGTTATCAATAAGTGGAACGAGGTGGTGAGTTTCCTTGCCAATATTGCGCAGACAGACACTTTAAGTGGTATCGTTGATGGAATCAATAAGTCTATATCTGACGAGGTAACAAGAGCGAAAAAGGCAGAAGGGGTGAACGCTTCGGGCATATCCACCAACAAGACGAGTATCACCACCTTGCAGGGCTACTTTACAAGCGGTTCAGCGAAGAAGGCTCTCCAGCTCACGAATACTCGCAAGCTTTGGGGTAACTCGTTTAACGGTACTGCCGATATTAACGGAAGTATCATCGTGCCTGACGGAAAGTATATCTCCATCGGCAACATAAAGATGGAGTATGATGCAACCAATAAGGCGTTGAAGATTACGAACACTACGACTAACGAGGTGGCAAACCTCTATACTAGTGGTGGTGTTTCTGCCTATGGTGTTGGGACATCATCATCCAGTGGTGGCGGCTTGAACGGCAGTGTGAAGAGTTATTCAAATGCCTTGAAGCTTACATCAGAATCGCTGAGTGAGATTGCCTCTGCCTACTCCATCAAGGCTCTTGATTCTCGTATCTCTAGCTTGGAAGGAGGCTCGGCTATGGACGTTAGTGTTAGCGGTAGTGGAAACGCAGTGACAGCCATCAGTAAGAGCGGAACGACTATCATCGTGACAAAGGGAACAACGTTCTTGACTTCACATCAGAGCCTTGCGAGCTACCTTACTAAGACTGACGCTGCCAGCTTGTATCAACCGAAGGGAAACTACCTTACCGCACACCAATCGCTCGATGGTTACGTGAATGCGATAGCAGTTAGCGGAAGTGGAAATGCCGTTACTGCCGTTACAAAGAGCGGCAAGACCATCACCTTCACCAAAGGCTCTACATTCTCGCTCAATGGGCATACACATACTTTTGCAAGTTTGACCTCTAAGCCAACAAGTCTCAGCGGATATGGTATCACAGACGGTGTGAATGCCGTTAGCGTAACAGGCTCGGGCAATGCGGTTACGGCTGCATCTGTAAGTGGGCATACCTTGACCTTGACAAAGGGAAGCACATTCAGCTTGTCTAACCATAATCATTATGTGGGAACGACACAGGTGCAGGGCAGCAGTGCCGAGCAAGCCTTGACAGGAATCACCAAGATAGACAACATCTTGAAGTTGTCAAAGGCTAGTGTCACCGTCAACACAAGTTACAAGGCAGAGCAGAATCGCTTGGTGATTTATGGAAATACCTATGGCAACGATGCAAACTACATCAAGTCGGCTGGAAAGCTGTCCTATGGCGATGGCGGTCCGCAATTGGTTTTCTCAACTAGCGAGAACCCTGATGCAAGTGGCGTTCAATCGGCTGCATTGGTTTATACTGACCATGACACTATAGGAACAGGAGTAAGCCTTTCGTTCGTGACGAACCAAGGCGATGCCTACTTTATTGCTCCACACATCAAGGCTCTCACGGCGTTCCAAGGAAACCTTGCGTGGAGATATATCACCAACAAGCCAACCACTTTGTCGGGATTTGGCATTACGGATGGCTTGCGCTCGGTTACTCAGCCAAGTGGAAGCAATGTGTTCGTGACTGGCATATCCACCAGTGGAACAGCCATCACCTACACCAAGAGCTACACGAAGAAGAGCCTTTCTGCGGTGGGCACTTCGGGATGGACTAACGCATCGATCGATGGCAACATCATTCCTGACATGAGCTTCATAGCTTACTGGAACGGAGCATATAGTGGCACAAGTTCAAACCTCGCCTATTGCAACAGGGGTGCTTTCGGCTCGTTTGCAATCAAGAACAGCCTTGCCTTCTCTGAACTCACAAGCAAGCCGACAACGATTAGTGGGTATGGCATTACTGATGCTTATACGAAGTCACAGGTGGATGCTATCGCTGCAAAGTACTTGCCTTTGACAGGTGGAACGCTCACAGGTCAGCTTAAGATTGTGGCAAGCGCATTGAATGGTGCTTACAATGGATTGCGCATTGGCGATGATTGCTACATTGGTGATTGTAACATTGGCAACACTATCGGCTTGATGGGCGTTGGCAACAACAACGCAGGAATGGTGAAGTTCGGCAAGGGAGGTATGCAATTCGGTTACAACGGCTCGAATCACATAGCTTCGACTACCGCACAATGGACAAACCTCAATGCGGATTTGCTCGATGGTTGGCACAAAGACAACATCGTATGGTCGGGAGCGGTAAACAGCAACACCGCAAGCCTTTCCCACTATTGGGCGAAGTTGTTTGACATTACCGTCACAAGCAACCAATATGATGATAGAAGTTTCACGTTCCTCTTCTCCAACGGATTTAACGATACCTATTCGGTTGTCGTGTTGAGAATCCGTCAGAATGGAGCGAAGGACTCTGGGGCATACAACTTTAACATATCCTTGCGTGAGTTGGTTGGAAACATGTCTTCAAGGTTGCGTGTGTACTACAACAATGCAACTGGCAATGTTCAACTTTGGGGAAATTGCCAACGTCAATATGGAAGTCTGTCTTACACAATCATCAAGAAGACAGGACGCACGTCTGCCGATTTCACAAGCCAAGGAACTTTGGTGACAAATACATCGTTCTCTGCGGCTCAAAGCTTGCCAGCAACCACAGGGGATAGCCCTTACACATTGCTTGATGGTGCTACGAGAATTGGCATCGTGAAGCAAGCAGACCAACTTGTAACGGCACGCTCGCTATGGGGACAGTCGTTCAACGGAACGGCTAACGTGAGCGGTGCTTTGAGCGGTGTGACCACCATCAGCGCAAGCAACACCATCAGTACCACCTTGCAGAATGGTGCGCTTAAGATTGGCAACAAGTTAACTCCTATTAGTGCCATTGATGCGCAAGTTATTTTCAACACAGGTGCGGCTATTCGTTTTGGTGAAACTGCTTGGGATTGGAATCAATGGGCTGGACTTAAATATACTCATTCTAATAAAACTATCTATCTTGGTATAGCTGATGGTTCTGCGTTTACTGCTATTAGTCCACAAAATGATGGTACACTTAAATTTCCAGGTATTACAACTATAATTCCTGATGCCGCTGCTAGAATTGGAGGTAGTGGTGGTGCTTTATATTTAGGTAACGCTAATAATAGTAGTTGTGTATATGTACAAGATATGTGTAGTCAAGTAAATAGTAGTTATTGGAGCATAAGACAAACTGGTAGTGCTATCTTTAAAACTCTTACTGTTAATGATATTATTAGTTGTGATAGTATTAGTGTTAGCAAAAATGCCGTTATTAATGGTAATTTATCAGTTAACGGTTTAATAAATAATAAAGGTATATTACCTACAGATTATGACGTTAATAAGAAAGGAGCGGGTTGTTATGTTTCAGCTGATGCTTTATGTTCTGGAATTACTGCTATTACTGATAGTATACCAGTCGATAATCTTTCTATAGCTTATACTAATGATAACGGTAGAAATTGGACTAATTATAATATATCAAATGATACTAAATTTAAGGCGTATGCGAATGTTGCAGGTATTGATAGTTTATACTTAGGTAGCAATGTTATTACTGGTAATACTGATGCTGAAAAGTTAGCTCAAATAAAAAAGAACGAATTAATGTTTTCGTTTGAAATTCCTAACTCTTGTTATTCTCAAGTATATTTTGCTTGTGTTGATATAGGACAAGGTGTTGGTGTTACTTGTACTGTAGAATATTTAAATAGTAAAGGTGTTATAGTCAATACTTATATTAAATATATGACCGGATGGAACCAATTTAATTATATAAATCTATCTAGAGGTAACGAAGGTTTTCCTGTAGGAAATGATGATAGAAGATATATTCGTTTTAAATTTAAACATGACCAAAATACTACTGCATTACGAAATGCTTCAATAAATAAAATACGAATATTTTCTTTTACTAAGTATTCATTTCCTACTGATAGATTTATGGGTCATACAGGTCATATATATAACTTTGATTATAATTTGAATACTTACTTCCCTAATAGCATTCTTGCTAAAGGTGGAGTTACAGCTTATCAATCTTCTGATATTCGCTTGAAGCAGGATTTGCGGAAGCTGGACTACTTGGGTATCATCAAGGCGATGGGTGGCACTTATGGCTTCGCTTGGAAGAAGGACAACACAAGGTCTATCGGCTGGATTGCCCAACACGTCTTGTGCAACCCTCACTTAAAGGACATCGTGGAGACTGACGAGAAGGGCTACTACAAGATTAACTACTGGTCTCCGAAGCTGATTGCAACGGCATTCGGTGCTATCGAGCAGGTGGGCGATGAGGTCAGCAGGTTGAAGGCTCGGGTGGTCTTCCTTGAATCAGAGGTTCAGCGATTGAGTGGAGATAAGGAAGACTGCAACAAGAAGAGATTAGATAACAAGAATATTAATTTATTAAATTAGTTAAGAAAATGGAGAATTTAAAGATTAACAAGAAAAGTGAACAGACAACCGCCACTTATACCAAGGGCGGCTATCGAGTAGAAATCACCTACAATGTTGACAAGACTGGTGGCAACATCGAGAGCATCAATATGAGTATCTATGGTGACCCAAATGGTAATTATCTCGGCAATGCGAACGCAAGCTCCAACGGCAGCGAGCTGACCTACAACATCAGCGGTGTTCCGCAGAGCAAGCTCAGTGAGGTATCAGCATTGATTAAGGAGGTCAATTCCGCTATCGCCGCTAATATGGCAAGCGAGGCAGCAGAGTAAGTATTAACGCAGGGTGGCTCTTATAGAGCTGCCTTGCCTAGTGTTTTAAGTTCTAAAGATTAAGCGTATGAAACGATTTATATTATAGCTTGCGAAAGTGTTCAATGTAACAGTAGAGCGAGTTGTTATTAAAGAAGTTGTAACAGAATTAGAAACTGAAGTTGAATATTTAAAAAATAAAAGATTATGCCTTACAATAGTGAAACTGGAATTATTAGTGCTCCTGTTAGCATTGATGATGTTAAACGAGCTCTTGGAGAGAGTAGCAATGACCTTGCTACTCTTTGTAAGAGTGAAAATATAAATATATGGAGTAAGTATAAACCTATTAGTTGTAAAGGTGAATTTAAAGAATATCCTATTAGAGAAGACTCTGAGGAAATAGTAACATCTTCATATAGTAACTTCACTTGTGTTGTTCGTTGTGGTATGAATATACCTATGGATACTTATAAGAACTTACGTAATAATTATGGAGGAGAAGGTTTTGCAATTAAAGCATGTAAAAATCTTTATATTGATAATGTATATGGTCAGACTGGCGGTATTCATGATAACACAACTACAATGGTATCAGGAAAACATTTTCCAAAAGGTGGTGCTAATTCTCCTTATAGATTAAGTGATTTTAGAAACTATAGTAGTAAAGCAACAAGGAATGCATTTATGACTTCTATTCCTCAATTTCATACCGTTGAAGTTTATTATTCTTCAATTCCTAAATTTAATTGTGTATTATATATGAATACACATGTGGATAATAACACAAATCTTACTATGGATGATATAATAACCGATTTATCTTTAGCTTGGTCTTTTTGGATTCAAATTCGTTATAATTCACCATATAATACTACTGATAAGATTTATAAAAATTATTATGTTGGCAATTGCAAAAAACCAACAGATTATATATATGCTGGTAGAGAAATAACTTTTGATATAGGTAGTGGAGATAAATATATTGATATTGTGCCTTTTTTAGCATATACTCGTAATGCAACTTTATATGATGATACAAAAATAATTTTCATATCTCTTCCAGGTGGTATTAGTTTTAAATATTATCCTAGACAAATTAATATGGAAAGTATTAAAAGTGGTTCTAGTGGTTTTGTTGATTTCTCATCGTTGAGAGAATTAGTTGGTGCTAGTTGTATTTGTAAAGCTAGAATATATAAACTTCCTGATGCTACAATTACAATTACTGATGGTATATTTAGAAGTGTTTGTGATTATGGTAACAATAAGACAACATACGGAAGAGGTTATGTATCTAATAGCTCTGGTCAAATTACAGGTTCTGTAACTATTCCTGAAGGTGATAGAACAGATTATGTTGATATATATATAAGATTTGATAATGTTTATGAAGGAGGTTATTATGGACAAATGTGTCAATTATCTTTTGAAATTAATATAGATGGTGGATGGAAACAAGTTCCTCCAGGTGGTAGTTATATTATGCATTAAAAAGCAGATGTTCTTAATATAACAAATATGCTAGAAATGTATTTGTGGTTTACGTTCTCACCGAGAAAGCAGACACATTACGTCCTAGTGATTATCCAACGTGGGGAAGCTGATTTTTAAAATTCGTAAATTTTGCTCCTCCTGCATTGTTATTCGGAATTATTTTCTTAACTTTGCACTGTTAATAGGAAAGGTATTCTGCTATGGCAATCTGGCGAAGAATATTGTATAACATAAAAATAAAGAAACAATTATGAAAAAGATTAAGACAATTGAGGCAGTTGATGCCTACAGAACGTTGAAAGCATTGAAGACATCATCTATGAGCGATGATGCCGCTATGCGAGTTTGGAAGAATATGAAGGCACTGCGCCAAGTAGCCGACACTTACGACAAGGATGTGAAGGAAGCGCAGGAGAGCCTGAAGGACGATAAGTTCGAGGAGATGCAGCACAAGCTTCAGGAGTGCCAGCAGTTGGAGCAGAAGCATGCCAATGAGGGCTACGAATACACCAAGGACGATTCAGCCAAGTTCGCTGAGGTCAATGAGTACTTCTTCAATCAGAAGCAGAAGACAGAGAAGTACTTCTCAGACCTTGCCAATGCCGAGGTAGAGGTAGCCATCGAGGACGTTGACGAGAAGGAGTTGTTCAAGGCTGCCAAGGATTGCGGCTTGAAGTTCGCTGATATGGAGAGCCTTGAGGTTGTGATAGGATAAACACTAATAGCGTTAGAATTTGGCAAGGAAGCCGTTCTAACGCTATTTTTGTAGCCATCTACTTTCAGATTGTTACTTTTTACAAAGTTTAACACAGAAATATTCTCATTTCCGCTGGTTTTGTGCCAAAAAGTGTATCTTTGCAGCACTTTTCTTATTATTAAAATGAGGAACTAAGAACAAATAATAAACCAAAAAAACAAAAGGAGAAGAATTTATGACTAAAGAGGAAGAAGATGAAGTCCATCGGTTAGTTCAATCAGTCGGTGTTGTACAGTTGTCAAGAGTAATGTTTAAGGACATGGACGTTAGCGAAATGATAAACGTCATTATCCTTGCAGGTAGAGGCTACAGCGTAAAGCTACTCACTTGGTTTAAGTATTATTGTGAAGTGATGCCTCTGTTTATCATGCTTTTTCATATTGCATGCATGGTAACATTTGCGTCTCATGAAAAAGAAATGTGCGTATGGTTTAAGGAGAATTGGGTATCGGCAGCATTTATCTATTTCTCAGTTTACATCCATCCGCTTGTGCTTATACTTGCTAGCAGATTCTTTTGGCTCTGCTACAGATGGCGTATTCCGATGATAATCTACCTATTTGGGATAAATGCTATTCATATCGTATACTGGAATGTTTTTACCACCAACGAAATGGTGGAAGCTAATGTTGTAATACTTGTAATGACCATTATATTTTATGTATATGGTTTTGCCGATAAGTATTTCTCAGGCAAGGGCTGTCAAAGTTTAATCTCTAGATTATAATGATATGGGAAAGTTATTTGGTTATCACACCTTGGGAGTGTTATTAAAATCGTTGTCTGACTCTTGCTTTCGAGCAGACGAGCAAGAGAAGAGAGGGGAGAAGGTAACTGCTTGCGGAATGAGCAGCGATGAGATAGAAGACCTTTGTGAGAACTATCTGCCGTATGCTCTCAATCCGATGCTATCTACCGAGGAAGTCAAGGAGAAGCTTCACGTTTCTGATGCAACATTGAATAGAATGGTTGCTAGAGGTGACATTCCGAACGGAGAATGCAAAAAGCGAGGGCACACCCGATATTTTAAGAAGTGGGATATACTGCACTACATTAAAAAGAAAAGAAAATAATAGTTGAACATGTAAGTATTCCTTACAAGTTGAGTAAGAGAGGTAAGTGATTGCCTCTCTTTTTTGTTTCAGTTTGCGTGAGTGACGTTGCAATTTTTGCAACAGTCACTCTGACTTTCCCTTTTTTTGTTTTTACATTTTCAAGAAGTCTTCTATATCTATGTACTCAATACCGAAATTCTCCGCACATTGTTTGTCGGAGTCCGAGAAGTCACCTTCTTTTCCGCTAGCATCACCTATCATTATCAGCTCACTTTTCTTCCAAGAAGAATACGACTCAAGCATTCCTGTATTTGGCTTTCTCATTCCTATCTCTGCATGCGATGGGCAATACATAGAGTTGACGAAGATATTTCGTCCGGTATGATTGCGAAGATATTTTTGCATAAAGCTTTCAATAGCCTTTATCTTTCCGATGAAATCCTGTTCGTCAACAAATTGAGGGATGCCTCCTTGGTTTGAGACTATTTCCACATAGTAAAGAGTAGGGAATGCATCTACAATCTTATCCAAAACCTCTTTACGGATTTTGAAATCTGTTACATCTGTAGGAAAGGTGTTTCCTGATATAGTTGTAATAATCGTGTCGTCTAAATCAATGAATAATACTTTTTTCTTGATTAAATATCCTTTTTCTGTCATAATTTTGCTTTTTTCTATATTGATATATTAATATCTTTATCTACGAAAATTAAGTTTGTAAAACACAGTTGTTCCGGTGTGTCTCACCATTTTTATTACAATGCAAAGATACGACAAAAAAGATGGCCTTGCAAATAAATTAATGCAAATTTTAAAACGTTATCTGTTTTTAATGAAATCATTAACAATTCTCTCTATGGTGTCTTGCTTGATAGCTATAGGGGCATCACCTTGATATTCTATCACTTGGTTGCCGCATTCCTTCCAAAATAGGTTGCTATTGATGCGTTCGCCATCTACCAAGATCCAATCCGGATGATGTTCGAACGAATGCATATTAGTTAGCGGAACGAGAATGAATAATTTATTCTCCATCTTGTTTACGAGTACCGACAAGTCATTATCATCAAATGTAATGATAACTCGATTTTCATTCTCAGATAGAACGTTAAAATCCTCATTAAAACGTTCATAACGGTAATTTTTGATTTTCGAACAACTCATATTCTTGTAATTTTATAGGAGGGCAGATGGAAAAATCCAAGGTCTGCCCGCCAAGTTAAACTTATAAGGAAATCTTCTATAATATCGACTGACAGAGCCATCCCATAAGATAGCATGGTTCTTCGCCTTGCATATCTATTCCCAGATGGTTGCATATATGTGCTACTACATGAAACATTTCATGTGTGAGACTATTTATATACTCACCTTCAGAAGTAGATTTGCAAATGAGCACAACACTTGTTTTCTTTGAAACATTTGTGTATGTCAATCCTTTGTTTGAAGAATCGGTTGAAATGTGGTCGTATGCATCCAATAATGGTTGCCCCTTACAATCAATGGAACTTAGTAAGTCCATAGCTTCGTCAACATCTTCTTGATTAGCTATATGACATACAATCACATTCCAATCGTATTTCTCCAAGTAAATTTCTTGTTTAATCATAATACATCATCCCATGGAATGCCGATACCATTATGGTTGCAATCGGCATAAAATCTATTGAAAATAAATCCGTCCGCTTGGTCTGGGTCATCCACCATATCCTTAATGAATTGAGCCAAAGCAGCTTCGTCTTTTAAAGAAGACTTAAAGAAATCGGCTCTAGCCATGTTTGCGACATAAACGAAATCGTAATTGTCGGCATTTTCCAACTTTACGTTGTTGACTTTAAGAAGTTCCTCGACTGTATCTTTTTCTGTCGGTTCAACTTTTTCGAGTTTACCAGTTGTTGCGTTTGTCTTGCGCATTAAGGTAATAGCCCAATCGCACATCTTTTTATTGAAGTGCCAGCCATTGTAGCGAAGGTATGCAATCATCCCTTCCGGCTTCATATCGTATGCGTCAAGTGGTATTTTGTATCTTCCCATAATAAAAGCTTTTAAAGGAGGTGGAGATTTCTCCCCACCTCAAAGTGTAATACTAATAGCGATAACCGCCACCTCTGCGACCACCATGTCTTTCACCATAGCGGTCATCATCGTCATCCCAATTGTCTCGGTAATCCGGCATTGGGTTTCTGTGACCCATTCGTCCATACTTGTCATCCCCCATTTCATCAATGCAGTGCATGAGTTTACCACCATACTTAAGCATCTTCTCTACAAGTTCTGACATTTCATTTACCTTGTTTTCGGTAATTTCTATCATGTATCCCATAATGATTTACTTTTTTGTATTAACTTTTTCCAAAGCCACTGACAACATAGACTTAATATCGGTCAAAGTTCCCTTCATTCCGCTAACCTCGCTTTTGAGGTTATTGATGTCTTCTTCCTGTTGTCTGTCTTTGGCTATTTGTGGATTCAATACGGCACGCATCTTTGCGCACTCTTCCATAACCTTTTTGTGGTATGGCTCGCTTTCCACAATCTCCTTAGAATGCCGATACATAGCCTCAACTTCCGCATCCATAGCTTCACGGCTTTCAGAAACCACGAGGTTTTCCGAATTTGCAATTTGCATATTGGATGGGAGTTGTTTGAACTCCATTTGTTCATTAGGCAATTTTACGACAACATCAACGGTAGTCTCCATTGGTTGTGGGTTGAATTGCCCAGGAGTATATGTTGGGAACTTAGGTTGTGGGTTACTGACCGATACAACCTGTCCGATTTTAAGACTTGGGTTTTCACCCTTGTCAAGCACATAGAATATGCTGTTAGGTCGAAGTCCTTGAAACATAGCTTTGTAATGTTAATTGTTAAACAATACCCGTCATTAGCTGAAGGGTGTTAGTATCTCGCTCGAACCAAAACTGATAAACTCCAGTTCCTGCAATGTCGGCTACCGTCAAAGGATTGCCGTTGAACTTAGTTACAGCTTGGGTTACGCCATTGGTCTCGAAAAGGATTGGCAGCGTATTTGTCGTACCAGTCGGAATAGCTTGATGTAGGTTCACAAAGATAGTTCCCCTATAGTTAGCATTCACGAAGGCGTGGTTTCTGAACGAGAAAACGACATTTTCGGTGTTCACCACCACGCCTGTAGATGCGATAGCTGCCGAGCCGTTACGATTAACCCATGCAAAAGGTCTCATCCATAACATAGCAGCCTCCTTTCTTTAACCCCAGAATCCGTTGTTGGCAGCATTCAAACCATACAGACCAGCCTGATAAGCGACACAATTAGGAACCGCAGTAAATGGGCTGTAAGGAGTAGTTACCGTCTCTGGCAACTTACACTTGATACCAGCCACCTCACTCTGCAAGCCAGCCAATACCGCATTGATAGGTGCTACAGCCTGACCCACAATCTGTGATGTCATAGCGGAAGACTTGAAGGTACTGTTCTCCTCACGAAGAGAATCAATCTTGTTCTGCATCTCACGCATCTCAGCCTGCTTCTGACCGTCAACGATGGTCTGAGTGCTCTCCTTGATAGCGTTGTGCAAGTCACAAGTCTGGCGCTGGGTCTCGTAGGCCACGTTAGAGAAGCCACGCTCCTGTCCTACGGCTACATTGTTGATGGCATTCTGCAAAGTGCCAGTCTGCTGACACATAGCCAACTTGACGTTTCCGTCCATAGCCGTAATATTATTATTTACACGGCAGCAGCAATCAGCGAGTTGTGATGCAATCTGCATATTACCTTGTTGAAGAGCGTTGATAGTTTGCATTCCGCTCATGCCTACTTGGTTGCCCACGTTCTGGACTTGGGTTGTCAAGGCAGAGATAGCTTGCTGAATCTGTCCTTCAGTACAATTGAGCTGAGTTGCGAGATTACTGAGTGCATTACGATTGCCACCGATAGCATCCATAAGCAAGGAACGACCATAGTCATTGTTGATTTCATTGGCAAGACCTGCGCCATTACCACGACCACCAAAGCCGAAACCATTACCGCCCCAACCACAGAAGCAAAGGATAAAGAGCAGCCAAATGAACCAAGAACCATCACCATTGCCGAATCCGTTATTACCCTTCATCGCAAGAAGAACGTTTGGATCAACGCCTCTCTGTTGGAGCAAAGGAGCTATCAAGCTCATCATTCCTCCATTGTTACCTGAACCCTCTGGATTAAAAACATAAGTTTTTGATGTCTCCATAAGAATAATCTTTTTGTGTTAAACCTTAATTAAACTAACTCTATGTAACGTTACGGCTGCAAAGTTACGAATAATAAGGATAAGATTAAATAACTCTATCAAACTTTCTTTTAATCGCTAATAATCAAGCAGTTAAGGTGATAGGAGGTAATATCATACTTCCGGATGCATGGAAATCAAAGGCTTGTTTGCAAATTCCGTTTGCAGAAAACGAAAAATGCAAACGGAACAGCAAACAGAAATTAAGCACACACGAACTTGAAACCAAACTTTTCAGTATAGTATTCCTCTTTAGGGTGTCTTTTTGTCTCGGAGTCATAGCAGAGAATGAACGGCTCACCCTTAGAGTAGAAATAGTTATAAGACTTTCGCAAATACATCTTAGCATTCAAAGCCTTTGAGGAGAGCTTTCTTATCCTCAACTTTGTCTCTTGCGGCTTGCCCGACATAACTCTAAGTTCATCCATTTTGTATTGCATGTGAAGTTTTCTTCCTTTACTTGCATATCTTTCTTTATTCCAATAGTTTCTTAGAGACTTGTTTCGCTCTTTACGAATTCTATTTATCGTTTCTACATTGTGTTTTAAACCAAGCTTACTGACTTGTCCTAATATTGTAGATTGAGGAATATTCAACACTTCGGAAATTTCCCTTGCTGTCATCGTTTGGTACATGACGGAAATTTGGCTGATGGTTTCTTTACTCAACTTGTTGTCTATTTTTGTGCCACCTAAAATAGTGATATATTTATATAAGGTGTGTAGTGTAACACCAGCAGCCTTGGCTACTTCCTTTCGTGGGTAGTCATTGATGTGGACTTTAATATAGTCTATCTGTTCTTTTGTTAATCTTCTTGGCATTCTTCATCCTCCTCAAAAGAAAATCCATATTTGTTCTTATAGTATTCTTCATCCATCCTATGAGTATTCCGGTCATAACCTATGGTGTATGGCTCACCTTCGAAAGCGAAATATCCATGCTTTGTTATGAGATTGTACTTTGCATGATATGCTTTTATAGGCATATCCGCAAATTTGAATCTTGTCTGTTGCGGAATGCAGGATATAACTCTGAATTTCTCCATCTGCATGGTTCTTTGCCAGCTTTTTACCCTTTTACTTATTGTTGCTTTCTCATACGCTTTCTTTAAATTTGCCAAACTATTCTTTTTAAGTCTTTCGATAGTTTCATTCGAATGAGTAAGCTTTAGTCTTTTTACCGCCTTTCCTACTGTAGACGGATGACACCCTACAATCTCGGCAATCTCTTTGACTGAATGGTTGGTGTAAAGCTTTGCAATTTGTTCATCACGCTTCTTGTTGGGTTTCGGAACAGGTCTTTTATGTTCGATTTTACAATTGCAATCATGTAGAATCTTATACAAGAATTTCACGCTGACACCCATTCTTTGTGCCAACTTGTATCTTGGTCGTTCATTTATGTGCGCCTTAATGATGTCTATTGTATCTTGTTCTATTATCTTCATTTTTATTCAGTTTTTTATGGTGTGACTCACCTGTATTTGCAAAGGTGATGAGATTTTATTGATAGAGCAAATAATTTAATGTGTTATAACTTTGTTTAAGGAAATATTTAATTATTTGCACAAAAATTAATTGTGTAGTTTTCTGACTCGGCTATTTTCACATTATTATATATAAATAGCTATCTTTGCAACAAAAAACATAAGGAAATGACAGCGGAAACTATTCAATTAATACAGACGGGAATTAATCTTCTTTGCGCATCGGGAGTTATCTCCACGTTGCTGTACTATAATAGTAGAAAACGAAAGGAGGCGGCACTCGCATCACAGGAAGAGAATAAGACTATTTCATCATATGCCGATGAGTGGAAGGCTCTCTATGAACGTTCCAACGAGTCGGTCGTTAATCTTAATAGTAAAGTAGATGAATTGTATGAGGAAATCAATCAGTATCGTATTACCATACGCAATCTAAGGGATGAGAAGAACGATTTGAAGCTTGCCTTGCATGAGGCACAATGGAACAGATGCATCAAGGATGGATGCCAACTTAGAACCCCACCAAGAAAGCGAGAATCCTTAGAAACGTTGGTTGAAAAGGAAGAAAATGAGATATATCGTGACAGGGAGGATTAAAATATGGTTAAGTATCTGAAATTACTCATACAAGTTAATAGCGGACATTCAAGCAAGGCATTCTTCTTAGTGTCCGTTACTCTGATAGGTCTCTTGATGCTCCTGGTTGTCTGCTTTATCTTAGTGTGGGAAGTGGTAACTTATGGGACTATCAAGACCGATTTGATGGGGTTAAGTGCATTTGTTGGTAGTGTGGCTAGTTTGTTCGTCACGGCTGGCATTACCAAGACGATAGGGGAACGTGGCGAACACAATAACTTAAAGTTGGAGGAAAAAGACAATGGCTAAATCGGACATTTTAAGCGAGTTCGTACTTAGTTGGGAATCATCTAAGTATACAAACAAGAAGAGTGATAGGGGTGGAGCGACAAAATACGGAATCACGCTCGCTACTTGGAAGAAGGTTGGATATGACAAGAATGGTGATGGGGTAATCAATGCCGAGGATGTGAAGTTGCTTACCAAGGCAGATTATGATCGGCTGTTCAAGAGGAACTACTGGGATGTTTGCATGGCTGACAAGCTAAACAACCAATCGGTGGCGAACCTCCTAGTGGACTTCGCCTACAATAGCGGCTGTTCAAAGGCTATCCAGAAGATACAGAAAGTTGTAGGAACAAAGGTGGACGGAATCATGGGCAAGAACACCTTGGCGGCTATCAATAACTTTAAACAAGGACAGTGGGTCTTGTTCGACAGTCTGAAGGTCGCTAGGATTACCTACCTTAACGACATCGTGAAGAACGACCCTAAGCAAGAGGTAAATCTGAAGGGTTGGCTCAGACGTGTCGGGAACATCAAGTACGGAAAGCTCGTCTGCAATGATGGACGTGTAATAAACAGCTAATAACACAAAAATAGCTCCATCGTTCTAGTCGGTGGGGCTATCTTCGTTAAAGTCCTAGCTTGGTGGTTATCCAAGAGCCTATAGGAACATTTTCCTCCTTGGACTTCTGCTTTATATAGTCCACGGTTTCCTTTGGCATCCTTATGCAAAGGTTCACGTTGTTCCCTTTCTTTCGTCCGCTTCCAGCCCTTGCACCTCCTCTGTTACTTTTCTTGTTATCCATATCTATTTTGTTAAGAGCCTTACGTTTGCTAGGGTGGTACTTCTATTGGAAACGAAAAAGTGCTCTCGTTCTAATTTATCCCTAACCAAATTGTCTATTTCTCCCAATTTTTTCTTGCATACATTAAGTCTGTTCGTTAAGTCTTTGATTTGTCCATCTAGTTTCTTGAATTGGAGGACAGTATCTTCGGGCTTACAAACTTTGCTTATGTTCGCTATAATAGCTTTCATTGCTTTGTTTTCTTCTACCAGCTTGTCGTAGTTGCGAAGAATGGGAAGCATCTGCCTCTCATACGGAATATTGTTTTTTGTCTTACTCATATAGTTTTATTTTAAAGTTCAATACCTCGCCATCTCTTGATGGTACAAAGACTCTCGAAATTATCAATATACACTTTGTCCTTATTGAAGTGGGCTTGTTGTATTTGGTATTTCATCCAACCGATGTTGCAACCATTCTCGCCACCTTCCCAATGGTAGTAGCGATAATGCAAGCTAACGTCTATGTCAAGCACATCATCTTCTCCAGATACTTCTGATGGGTGAATGTGGAGGTCAGCCTCAACATGAATGCTCTTGAAGATTGCAGGCTCCATCTTGAAATCGGAACTTACGATGTGCTTTTCGTCCTTTGGTGTGAACTGAGCGTAAATACCAAGTCTCTCACAAGTCTTCTGTATATCCTTGGCTATGTAGGATAGAATGTTTTTATGCTCCATAACTTATGAATATTCTTGATTTTCTTTTTCACAATTATCATATCCGTTTTCGTAGCTCATAGAACTAATATCTTTTACTATGTTTGCTATCTTGTCTAAGTCAGTTTCCGACTTAACTCCTAACTTTTTTAAAAGCGGAACAAGCTCTTTGTTAAACTTATCGTTTGGGCTATTATTGCCCCAAAAATCACTATCTCCGATATAATATTCTTTGCTCATTTTATTAATAGTTTTTGAATCTCTTTCATGTCCGTAAATCTAAATAGTTATGCTTTTTACAACGTATGCGAACTTCATCGTACCATAGGCGTTATATTGGATAAGTTGCATAGAGATTGCATATTCGTTTTTTAAGAATAGATAACCTTCTGCTATAATAGACTTTTGTACTTCTAGGCTCTTGTCTGGATTGACCATCTCTATAGCCTTGCATCTACTCTCAACTACAGTGAGGTCTGTATCAGATAGCATTTTAGTTATTTCTTCTTTGGCTGTTTCTTCATCCTCATACTTAAAATTGTTTTTAGCGAGAATGCGATTAAACATCAAATCTGTTGTCAAGCTTAATTCTTTCATATCCGTAAGTTTAAATGGTTATTATGCGAACAAAAGGGCACATTGAAACTCGTTCTCGAAACGCTCTCTTGTGTAGTCTGCGAAGCGCTCGAACTTGCCACATTTTGCGAACTCCTTAGCATCTGCAATGAAGTTACACTCCTAAATGATGGACTTAGCTTGAACTTGCTCAAATCCGAACTCGAAGAACTCACGCATTCTTTTTTTATTAGTTGTTGCCATATTCTTTTCGCTTGCCGTGATGCGATAGGGCTTAATTGTTAATAATACAGTTTCTGAAGGTGTGTCTCACCTTTCTAATTCTGTTACAAAGATACAAAGAATATTTGAAATATGCAATAAAAAATCAAATCATTTTCTTTGCTTTAACGTCTTTTGGCTATAATAGTAGGCTTGATTACATTCGTTAACAGAAAATGGCTAGTTTTTCACTTATTCGGGTTTTGGAAATAACCCAAATGGCTCTTTTTGTGTCATATATAATATAATTTGTACCTTTGCACTCAAAAAGGAGGTTGATATGCAACTAAGATTTGATTGGTGGCGTTGGCTCGTTACCATATTGGTAGGTTTCTTCATCATGCTGATGATGTACGGATGCCGGACAACGAGATATGTAGAAGTGGAAAAGGTGGTGCGAGACACTACTACTTATGCTCACTGGGACTCAATTGTCAACGAAAGGGTCAAGCTTATTCGGGATAGCTTGCTATCTTACCATTGGGAGCAGACCGAAAAGCAGGTTAAGGATTCCACTTACATCAAGGATGATGTCAAGACAAGGGTAGATGAGAGTGGTAAGGTTCTATGTAAGGATTCTACTCATATAGAGATTAGATACAGGGACAGCAAGGAACTATCCAAGGTTCGTGATAGCCTTATTCATTATAAGGAGATAGCAGAGCGAGCGAGTATATACAAGGCTCAGAGGGATAGCATAAATAGAGAATTGAGTATCGCCCAGACCAAAAAGGAATATATTGAGAAAGACTTGGAGGGATGGGATTTGTTCTATTGGAAATTCGGTATGATTTCCTTTTGGGTCGTTTCCTTGATGCTGGTTACAATGATTTTCTTTCTCACGGTAAAATATAAGAAAAAGTTATTTTATTAGGTTGGTTTTTAGTTATTAAGGTTTTAGATTGGTTTAAGGTAACAACTTATGGAGCAGCTGCCAGTGATGGTGGTTGCTCTTTTTTTGTCTTGAAAATGCCTTAGAGTATTAAATGTTAAATTTGCAAGCGGTTTAATGTATTTGTAGTTTTATATACGTAACTAAAATTGTGTTGTGTGTTAAAAATGCGCAATAAGAGCAGAAGAACACATTAAAACCCTTGCAGTTTGAAAATAAATTAGTATCTTTGCAGCGTGCTTTGTTGGTGCTGACACGCTTACAAGAATCAATAAGATTTTCCGTGGCGAAAGCCACATCACGATAATCCTTACCTAGATTTCGGTGTCAGACGAATGAAGGGTAAGGATTTCTTTTTAGAATCCTTGTTTTGAGTCGAAACATTCTTAGATTGCTCTAGGTTAGCAATGGGCAATAATTGTTGGAGTAGGCGAAACACAGATAAGTTAAACAAATAAGGAAACGAGTTATTATGCATCAGATTAGAATTGGTATCAAGCAAGCTAAAATTGCACTAGGCGATAAGAATCGCTTGGTGGGATTTTGTTTTGCCTTAAAGATAAAATTTCTATTCCGTGCATCAGACCTTCATTTTAGATCTACAAACCAAGCAGCTAAAGTGATGGGCTACAACAAGAAAGATTTCAAACAATATTTGGATTTATCAGTTAAATTTGGATATTGTAGAATTGAAACTAACAAGTTCGGTGTGAAGAGAATCATAGCGAACAAGTTGCATGACAGTTTCCAATACAGTTACAAGACAAGACGCTGCGAGATAGCTAAACTTACCTTGCCTCAGTTGAGAAGTCTTTTGTGTGATGTCGTTGTGAGTAACAAAATCAATGTTATTGAAGATGTCTCCAATACGCATTGTAGAGCCGTCAATGGGAATACGATTAAAAGTGTACGTAGTGCCAAAAAAACGGAAGCTCGTATGTTGGAAAGACCATTCAATGAAAAGTACACAAGTTATTCATACACCAGCATGATGAAAGATACCTGTTCAACTAGATACCAAGTTGGGAAGACTATCAAAAAGCTTGTTAAGTCTGGTACGGTAAAAAAAATAGTCCAATGTACAGAAGTCGGAGTAGACGCATGTGCTTGTACTAACAATTGGCATTATTATGATGCGTTCGGAAATCTTATCATCATTTCGGCAAAATATCGAAAGGGTCAACTGCGATGCGCTAACAAATACAAAGTCCTAAAAAGCCAAGTATCTAAGTCGAAGAGTGGAACAAACCCAAAAATTATTGAGCGAAAGATGAAGTGGGTAAAAAATCGAACGTAATAATAGTAGACGAGAGAATCTATAAATAACCTGCGTGCGTAAGGGAGCTTGTAGAGTTAAGGGGAATATACGAAGTATATTTCACTTATGTATATAAACTACTCGTATGTGTTGTGAGGTTGATTAAAGAAACTAAGAAAAGAAAGAAGCTATGGGAGAAAGAAAACAGAAAGAGGGCGATGAGCACAGAAACGTTGCAAAACCAACTTATGAAGAGTTTGCAATGTATTGCTCGATGGCAGGTTTTATGAAAGACAACCTAAAGTGGCTTTATGGTCGATTTGATGATGTCGGATGGTTGCTGCCAAGCGGTAAAGTCCCTAAGAAATGGGAGGATTTGGTCAAGAAATGGAATTCCTTGAAGAATCCGAGCCAGACATACCGCAAGCATGGTTTCAAGTTCAAGACCAAGGAAGAAAAGATGCACGACTGCTATGAAGTGTGGACTGATGGTTCTGCGGTTCTTCGGACTGATACCAAGCGAAGAAAGTACACTGGTGGTGCTGCTTATGTGATTTTACACGAAGGCAAGGTGTATAAGCAGGGTAACTATGGAACAATTGACACGACAATAAGCCGTATGGAGCTTTTGGCAATCATCTGTGGTGTCGGTCATTGCCCGCAAGGTGCGGTTGTTAAGGTTCATAGTGATAGCCAATATGCACTTAAGACTTTGAGCGGTGTTTATTCTGCACACAAGAACTTAGACTTGATGGAGAAGTTTAGAAAGCATTCCGCTCATGTAGCACACATCACTTGGCGCAAGGTGAAGAGCCATACAGGAGTAGAGTACAATGAGCTTTGCGACAGATTGGCAAACGAAGGTAGAATAGCTGCCGAGATTAAGGCAGGGTTAAGAGTTAATTCAAAAGCTTAGAGAAATGAAGATACAGACATTTGAACTATGTGCCGGATATGACTCTCAACTGATGGCTTTGGAGCGACTGAAGAAGAAATATTCTGATTTCGATTACGAGTGTATCGGATGGTCTGAGATAGAGCCAAGCGCAATAACATTGCATAACGCTTGTTTTCCTAGTCTGTCCGGCAAGAACTTTGGTGATATGACCAAGATAGATTGGAGCAAGGTTGCTGACTTTGACTTGTTGACATACTCAACACCTTGCCAGTCTGTTTCGCAAGCCGGAAAGCAGAAAGGAATAGAGGAGGGAAGCAATACACGTTCCTCTATCCTTTGGTTTACAAGAAACGCCATTATTACCAAGAGGCCGAAATACCTCTTAATGGAGAATGTAGAGGCTTTGGTTCAAACAAAGTTTATCGGGTTCTTCAACAAGTGGCGCAAGGAGTTGGAATCCTACGGATATGTTAACTATGCTAAGGTGGTAAATGCAGCCGACTGCGGTGTTCCTCAGAACAGAAAGCGTGTCTTCATGCTCTCTATACGAAATGATGGTGATAAGATAGATTATCATTTTCCGAGAAAGACAAAGCTGAAGAAACATTTGGTAGATGTCTTGGAGGAAAATGTGGACGAAAAGTACTTTATGAGCGATGCTCTGCTATGTAAAGAGAAATTTGTGTCAAATGAATGGAAAGAGCCTATGAGTGCAGCTATAAGAACTCGCTCTGAAGGGAAGTGGATAAAAGGCGAAATACATAGTCCAAAGGTCGAGCTTGGAAAGAATATAGCCAATACCATTACATCTGCGAGCAAGGACTCCTTGGTTGTGCTTGGAGAGACAAGGTTGCGCATTAGGCGTTTGACTCCGAGAGAACTCTTCCGCTTAATGAACGTTGACGAAGAATATATAGACAAGATGCTTGAAAGTGGAGTGTCGAAGTCAAGTCTTCAAAAGGCTGCTGGAAATTCTATAGTCGTAGCATGCATGGAGAGAATATTCAAGGAACTTTGGTTTTCTGAGAGTAATGTTAAGGTCGCTGATGATGGTCAGCTATGCTTATTTTAAATATTGACGATATGATGTTTTTAAATATTAACGAGAAAAAGGAGAAAGCAAATGCTATCTCATACAAGATAGATGAGTACATCTGGGGACGAAAGGATTTTGTTACTGATTGCCCCTATGATGAGAAAGGCAGATATACCAATGCCATTAATAAAGTTGGTGATTTGGGCTGCAACACTTGTGAATGGCAGGTAAGACACAATCCAAGAGCGCAAGTTGTTATATGCTCCCATCCTAAGGTGGAGAAGAGCGAGATTAAGAAACTTTTTAAGAATATGTGATATGAATAAGGTGAAATTAAAGAATGATTACGAGAATGCTTGCAATGCTTACTTGAAGGCATTCTGTGAGAAGCATGAGTTTTACGGATTAGATAATACGGAGACATTTTGGATAGGTGGCCAAGTTGGAGGAATAGCCAATTGCGGTGATTTTACCTTCGATATGGCTACTATTGTAACAGATATTGAAAAGGAAGCTCCCGAAGAAGAGTTGTTGAAGTGGTACGATTATACTATTGAAGCTAGTGAGTTCAATCTGCCTATTCCAAACTTCGACCATTGGCTTATGGGGTGTCCTATAACACCAAGTAAATGGTTCGAGAATATGCGAGCAAAGCGTAAGGAGTTTGAGAATTTGTTGAAACAAGAAAACGAAAGGTTGAAACATGGAAAGAAGTAATCTTTTTAATCATTTGTTGAGGATATTTGATGAAGGTCTCAGTATGAAGACTACCGAACTTGAATATGGTACACTTGAAGTTACTGTAGAGAATCGAAGCCAAGACAAGAAAATCACATTCTTAGCAAAGGGCATGGAGGATGCCAAGCAGAAAGCAGCGGAATGGCAGGTTGGACAAATGCTCTTGAATTGCGATGATTTCGAGGAGATTGTTATGTTCTTGGCTCAAAGAAAGAAACTTAAAAAGGAAATGGCAAATGGATAAGAATTTTAGAAGTTGCTTTTGTTGCATCCATTTCTTGGAAATACAAAATACAAGTACAGGAAATGTCTTGAAATGCAAGAAAGGTAGCACTACGAAAGTACAAGGGAAGAGACTGACAGAAATTGCTGCAAGGTGCAAAAACTACAAAGCGTAAGGCACACGTTAAAGAACATAGTAAGACGAAATTAAGGATAAAGGTGATAGTAGAAAGAGTGTTTGAGAAAGAGAAAAATGTAAAAAGTTTAAAATAAATGGTAGAAACTATATTAAACAATTAAAATACATTAATAAAATAAAGAAACACATTAAAATGCTTGCATGTTTTGAATATTCTTTGTATCTTTGCATTGCAATTACGAAATAAAGGTTATTAATTTGAAAAGGTGAGACACACCATAAAAACTGGGAATGATGACAAAAAAGGAAATAATAAAACAATGGTTGGATGAGCCGAAAGTGAGATATTGTAATAATTCTAATTTCACTTTGGGTTATGGTGATGGCTGGGATTGGGTTAAAGATGTTCTACGACCAGCTATCACGAAGAACGCTATGTTTCTCAGATTCTTGGAGTATGGTTTCCGTGAGATAGAAGAGTTTTTGAAATCAAAAACCGGAAAACCGAGCGAAGAGGATTGTTCCTTGTATTCTGTTGGATATAAGGATGGTGTCAATGATGCCATGATTGCAATTAAGAATAGATTTGAAAATTTAAAATAGGAGGTTAAATGGATTTAGGAAAGGCGATTAAGACAATGAGGGTAAGCAAGGGCTTGACCCAACGACAACTTGGTAAGGCTATCGGTTGTAGTGAGACAAATATGTTGTTTATGGAGACCGGAAGAACGTTTCCACGTAAGAGTAAGATTGATGCAATATGCAAGGTATTGGAGATTCCGATGTCTTATTTGTTGATGTTCTCTATTACACCGGATGATATTCCCGAAGATAAGCAGAGTTTGTATACAAGCATCGTTGAGCCGATGCGTAACGAATTTATTAGGGAGTTGTTGCGATGAAGAAATGCTATTATTTTGTGGCTAAGTATGTCAAGAATGGCATAACATGTACATGTACAGGTACACAAGAGACGATTGAAGGCTATTTTGATTTTGTCAGTGCAGGAAATTTTATAGCACAGAATCATAATATTGATTACAAGGACGTAATTGTAACTTTTTGGTCTGAGATTAATTCAATAATGTTAGATAAATATAGGGAAACATTAGGAAAGCAGAAAAATGGTTGAATTCGAGTATGAAGGCAGTATCATTTTGAAAAATTACGATTTCCATTTTATGCCTTGTGTAGGGGATAAAGTCGTAATTAACAATCTTACATACAAGATTAAGTCTCGTGTGTTCAAGTGCCAAGGAAAGACAGTTAAAGTTGTTTTAAAAAAGGTTGATAATGAGAATACGAATAGTTAAATATGTTTGTGCCGATGGAGTAGAAAGAGGTATCTTGGAGTATCGCAACCATTGGTGGGAGAAGTGGGAGCCATTGCATCAGGAAGGCAAGCTGGCTTATGTCTCATATATGGGAACGAAACCATATAAGTCATTGCAGGAAGAGTGCTTTGATGTACTTGGGTTGAATGAAGAACAGATAAAGGTTCGTGAACAGATGTCCCGTTATATCTTGGATGCCGAAGAGGTATACATTGGTGCAAGAATTGGTAACGAATATCGTATCGGCTATGATGTTGATAATGATGAGAGTTTGGAAACGCTTAGGAATTTGGAGGAATAGTTATGTTCGGAAAGATTTTTTCGGTTAAGACCGATATTGTATATCGTAGAGAAGAGAGTTTGAATCTCTTCGATGGCAAGAAGAAACTTGATAAGGTGGTGTCCGGTCGGGTATTCAAGGAGCAAATCAAGTTCTTTGGTTTTACCATCAGAACAAAGTTTTTTTATCAGATTTGCTGTCCACAAGTCAATATGAATGATACTCATGAGGCTTGCACATTGAATCGGGTCGAGGATTTGGTGAGAACGGAGTGCTATAATAAGGTAGTAGAATATTCAAACAGAAAGCATCATGCCTAGTGTAAATTGTTTCCGAAGAGTCTTATTGAACGTAGGTGGTAAGAAGATAATTATCAGTGTTCCGAATGGAATGACCGAAACAGAAGTAAACAAGGTTATGGTTATTACTAGAGGTTATCTTCAGCAATATGTCTATGTTGAAATGGTGTTGGCAGAGTGCTTCATGCAGAAAATCGAAAAGAGTATTCTGAAGAAGAAATGCGTTAGGTTTGAAGTTAAGAAGAAGTGGGTAGACTGCAAGAAGAACCTTCGCAAGGTGATTAAGTATTATGACGCTTATGTTCCTAATGCAGATTTCAATAACGAATTCGCAATGACGTTCTATGACAAGATTAGTGAAGACTTATACAAGTTGCGAGATAAGCTTGCGGTGAGGTTACAGAACTTAGGAATTGGTGAAAAATCGGGAGTTTATGCAAATGCAATCATCCTGTACAATCTGACCAACCTTTGTTTGGGAACTTACGAGAATATCATCCGTAAGCTGTTTGAAGAATTGCACGTTAACTTAATGCAAGCGTTCAAGGACTTTGCTCCTATCTTGGCCTTTGAAAATTCTTATGATTTCATGGCATTAGTGATGGATAAGGATTTCAAGAGATTGGCTGACCATTTGATGACAAAAGAAATTCTTTCTTATTTCGATAAGGTAAGAAAAGGTGTCTTTGACGAACAGACTTTGAATGAGGCGGCTATCAACGCAACGGAAGACCTGAAGGACGATGAGAAAGATTTACAGCGAACTTACATAGGAATTAGTGACTTTATGAAGAGTGGCTATCCTTTGGAAAGAACAACAACCAAGAAAGTTAGCTAATGAAGATAGAGTCAAGCGATTTTTTGCCTATAGGTAATGAATTTCAGAAAATCTTCGGAGTAAGCTTTGGAAAGTTCGTTGATATGCGGTTTCTTTTAGCAAGAAAAGAGTTGGTCTTCAATTTGCTGAAGTTCACAGATTGGCTTGAAGAGTGCTATCCGGATGAGTGTTCCATTGATGGAGTGAGTTATAATGAGGTAGTCGAGCGAAAGTTTGGCAACCGAGGTGTTAAAATGATAAAGAAGATGATAGGATGAAGTACATGGGTAGTAAGGCTAGAATCGTGCATGAAATATTGCCGATTATGCTGGACAAAGAGCATGATACGTTTGTAGATGCTTTCTGTGGTGGCTGTAGCGTTATTGAGAACGTTCCGGACACGTATCGAAGGATTGCCAACGATAAGAATAGGTATCTTATCGAAATGTGGAAGTATCTTCAGAATGATGGGTTTGTCTTCAACCATATTAGTAAGACGTTGTATAACTTTGCAAGAGACTGCTATCACGGAAAGAATAAATTCTTCACAGAAGCAGGTGTCGGACTAATTGGCTTTATGGCGAGCTTTAATGGACGTTTCTTTGATGGTGGCTATAGCGGACATAATGTTGTCGGCAAGAACGGAAAGGCAAGAGATTACATAAGGGAGCAGATAGAAAATACAATGCGTGATGTGCCTCTTCTCAAAGGTGTCGAGTTTTATAGCGGCAGTTATGATGAACTTGTGATACCGGATAGGAGTATAGTGTATTGCGATTTGCCTTACAAAGCTACGAAAAAGTATGATGTATCAAAGAATTTCGATTACGAAAGATTCTATATATGGTGCATGGAAATGGCTAGAAGAGGTCATAAGGTATTTATCAGCGAGTATCAGATGCCCCAAGAGTTCAGATGTGTTTGGGAAAAGGAAGTAACAAACTCTCTTAACCCGAATATAACAAAGAGACCAGTCGAAAGGTTGTTTACAATTGATTAGAAAGAAGAAATGAAAGAAACTTATTGCTTGGAAGATACGCTTTACAATACAAAGCGTTACTTCACGTTTGAAAATGGCGTAGTATCAGGAACAGAAGTTGCACAGGAATACTTTAATATTTTTCTTGATCTTGCAAGTCGGCTTGGCTATAAGGTAGTGAAATTATGAAAAGGCGGGTAAACAAGGATTGTCCGTTCTCGGCAGAAGAATTGGATGAGTTCAGAGCAGCCTTATATAATGTGAATACATCTTTTCACTGCTGTAATGCAGCTCCGGTAGACTGGGCGGCAGGATGGCAGCGGAATGATATAAGAAAGACGAGGTAGGAAAGCCATAATCTACCAAATACCCACGTGCCAAAGCCGTGTGATGCCTTGCGTGGGGGCATGATGATAAACTAGGAGTCGCACGGCTTTATTTGAATGTTTCATAACTACAAATAGCCTATCGCTAATGGTTGTTCCCTTGGGCAGGGAGATAGTTAATACCGCATCGTAAGATGTGAACACTTAAAATTTGCCGACAACCATTGGCACTTTAATTATAAAACAGGTGAAAGTTCTTGCCGATTTCCTTGCATATATGAAAGAAATTTCGTATCTTTGCAAGTGAATTTCGGTGAGACACACCTTTCAAAAACTGGTTAAAATTTAAGAATATGATTTCATACAAGTACAAGCTATATCGGACGAAGAAGACGAAGCATTTGGATAAGATGCTCCGTGAGGCTTGCTATGTTTGGAATCACGCTCTTGCCTTGCAGAAGAGATACTATAAGCTGTATCACAAGTACATTCCAAGATTTACTATGTATAAGCATTTCTCTAAGTGTTATAAACCAACATTGCTTAATTGTCAAACAGTTAGGGAGGTGTTGGATAGATTGGATATATCTTACAAGCGTTTCTTTAAGCATGATGCGAAGCGTCCACCAAAATTTAAGAAAGCAATAGAATTTGGTTCATTTGCCTTTCAACAAAATGGCTATTCCCTTAGTGGAAACGAGTTTGTGATAAACAAGATAAAGAAGTCATTTAAGTTCTCTCTGAGCCGTCCCTACGATGGCAAGGTCAAGAGGGTGTCGGTCAAGCGAAACAAGTTGGGCGAGTACTTTATCGTCCTTTGCTTAGACAAGCAAGCCGAGTCTTACGGAAAGTCACATGATGGTGCATCCGTGGGCATCGACTTTGGATTGAAGAAGTACATGACTTTGAGCGATGGGCGTGAGATTGATAATCCTCAGTTCCTTAAAACTGACTTGTTGGAGCTTAGACGCAGGTCTCGCAACCTCTCGAAGTGCAAGAAGGGCAGCAATAACCGCAAGCGCAAGAAGCTGGAGTTGGAGCGATTGTATCAAAACATCGTGAACAAGCGTTCCGATTTCCAGTGGAAGATGGCGCATGAGTTGTGCAAGCGTTATGACTTGATTTGCTTGGAGGATTTGAACTTGGAGGGAATGAAGCGTAATTGGGGACGCAAGATGTCTGACTTGGCTCATGGTGATTTTGTCTTGAAGTTGGAACACGTTGCGAAAAAATATGGCGTTCAGGTTCATAAGATTGACCGATTCTTCCCTTCGAGCCGCCTTTGTACTTGTGGTTATAAGAATGATAAGCTGTCATTGAGTGATAGGGTTTGGACTTGTCCTATTTGTGGTGCAGTTCATCCTAGAGACCTCTTTGCAGCTGAGAATATACTTCGGCAGGGCATTGCCGAATTGGGTAGTGGTAGTAAGCCGTCCGAGCAATCGCAAGGGTGCAGCCACGTTAGTCACCCAACAATTCCTTGCAAGTAGCGAGGGAGTATGTCAAACCAGGTCACTGGGGAGGTGTTGACACCAACAAGGGTTTAAATCCCTTGTCATCCACTAATTTTAAAAGGTTAAATTATGAATGAGTATTGTGAGAATTTGATTTCAAATGGATTTCCTAGCTGGATAGTAGAGGAGGCTTATAAATTTACAATTGAGCCTTTGAAATCAACAGAAGGCTTGGTAGGAATTGATAAGGAAAATAGTGAGCTATATAGAAATGTCATTATCGCAGCCTACATTGAGGGTGCTAGTGCTACATTGTTAAAAGTGCAAAGATATTATGGCGGTGAGGAACATAGTTAGACAATGGAACGAGGCAACAGAAGGATATTCGTACCGCTTCAAAGGTGGAGATATTTTCATCCGGTTGGTTAAGGTTGAAGGTAGTTATGAGTTACGTAATCCTATAGGCTATAATGTTAGGGTTATCAAGTGCAAAGACTTGGATGAAGCGGATGCAAAAGCCAAGGAAGTGCTAGAAGCGTTTTTTGAAGACAAAGTTAACATAAAAGTTATTTGATTATGGACTTAGAATTGTTGATTGATAAGATAGACTTTAGTCAAGGTGCAAGGCAGGTAGCCAAGCAAGCCTTGGAGTTGGGAATGAAATATCAAAAAGAAGGTGCTTGGCATTCTGTTGAAGAGCTGCCTGAGTATAACAGACGCATTGTCGGTCTGACCAAGGTTCGCAAGCGTTTCAAGCATCTGAATTTCTTAGGCGAGGAATGGTGGAATAGGTTCACGAAATCAAACGCCATCTATAAATGGGCTTATGTGGACGATTTAGTTTGATAGTAATCGTAGAAATCCATAATGCTATTTTGTTTTAAATGTTTGCCCCATCACTATATATAATAATGTAGTGGTGGGGATTTTTGTGTTAACGTCAGTAAATTATTGGTGTTATGTGTTATGATATATTAAAGAATAAAAGAAACACATTAAAAAGTTTGCATATTTCAGATATTCTTTGTATCTTTGCAATGTAATTAAGAAACAAGGTTACTAATTTTAAAAAGGTGAGACACACCATAAAAACTGTAAGAAGAAAGTGGAAAAGAATAATGTTTATGTAGAGGTGTTGGCAAAGATTGCCAGCCTCATGGGTAGAACAAAGGAGTCTATCCAGATGTCGTCTTCAAATACTCATACGAGTATTACGATGTTTGCCGAAAATAATAGCAAGATTATTGGAAATTGGTATTTTGATGCTTCCGATAGCAAGGAGTTGGTGGATGCTACCTTCAATGGTCTGAAGGCTTTGGTTGAGTCTCTTGAGCACAATAAGAGCAATGACGGACAAGCAGCGTAAGTACATAGAAAGTCTTATCAAGAAAGTGTTTCGTAATGCAGATTCGCAGGGCGAAATACTTTCCAGATTGGATAGGGTTAAGATTTCAAGCCATCAAGCTTCAGTAATGATACATGCATTGAAGTTAGAGTGCAATATCGGTTGCTCCGTTCCGGCATATATGTTAATGGCAAACAATCTAAATTCAAAAATGGATGAGTTCTTTAGTATATTAGGGTACGATGAATGACGTATTCTTCAAGAAGAAAAGAAGTTGATATGAAAAAGGTAATTATGATAATAGCCGTTGCTGCCATTTTGGTAGGTTGCAAAGGTAAGGGTACAAGAGTCCAAATCTCGGATTCTGTTGACAAATTCAAGGTCGAGAAATTGTTTGTTGTAGATAGTATAACAGTGTACAGGTTTTATGACAATGGAAATGCTATCTATTTCACTAACCGGAAAGGTAGGGTAGATGCGACCCATTCCGAGTACAATCCGGTTACTCACACATACAATGACGAGGTTAACGAAACTTTATGCGAAGGAGACTGAAAATGAATAAACGAAAATGCAAGAAGTTATTCTACAAGGAGAGTACTAAATGGCTTTTGAAAAGAGGTTGGACTGACGGTTATATAAGTCCTAATACTATAAAATATGTAGTAAGAAAGTTAGAAAAACTCACAAAGTTAAAACTTTTATACTACTTACATAATAAAGTTGAAGAAGATTACTTTATGATAAGGAAGGAGGTGAACAATGAAAACATTTGTCTTTGATGTTATGCTCGACGGAAGATTCATCTGCACGTTAAAGTATAAATATTGTGCGCTCTTCCCGATAGATTTTGAAGATTTAGAGAAGTTCGTCCTCCAAAAGAGACCTACTTTGAAAGGTAAGGATTTTAGAATTGTATTTTGATTATGAAACAGAAATTATTAAATATCAAGCACAAGTTAATCGCTTTATGGTGGTTCTTAACAAGAAAGAACTACTACCTTCTGTCATACAACGGCAGAGTAGGTAAGACATTGGAAAGCACTAATATTGTAATTCCAGAGTTCATCGAATGGGTAAGAAAGAAGCATGGTGTGCCAACCAACCATGAGATAATCATGGAGTTGAAGAATATCGGCAACCTATGTAGAAGTACAGATATTCTTGCCTATAATGAGATTAAGGCATTGATTGAGAAACTTAGAAAGTAAAGCGTATGGCACAGAAATATATTATTGGTGATATTGTTATGTATAAAAACAGAATACATACTATTATAGATATACTTGCATCATATGGTTATGAATTATCTTATGTAAGGCATCCAGTAAGCCCAGTAAGATTATCTAGAGTTCCTCTTACTACTGAGATTCTAGAGAAGAATGGGTGGAAGAATTTATATGAGAAATTCTTTGAGAAGAACGTTAACGATATTCGCTTAACAATAGAGTTTAGCGAAAATATATACGTTGCTATTAACAGAATCTTTATAATGAAGATACATTATGTCCACGAACTCCAGCACCTTCTCTTCGGTCTAGGACTTAACTCAGAAATGGAGGTGTAGGTAATGGCATTAGAAGTTGTAGTTTTAGATAAGGATGAGTATAAGGCACTTATTGATAATCAAGCTGATAAAGATGAATTAGAGTATTTAAAAGCTTGTCAATATGCTTTAGAATCCTTTAATAAAGTCAGAGGCTTATGCCCTAAGTGTAAAAAGTCCGTTGTAATTTGGGGGTGGGTATGTCCTTGTTGTGGATATGACTCAAGTGGTGAAGAATTATATAAATATGGTGATTAACCGCATTCTGGCATAAAGTAAGTAATAATGAAAGAAAATAAGATAATATCCTACAAGGGATTCGACAAGAATATGCAATGCCGTGGATTTCAGTACGAAGTAGGAAAAGAGTATGAAATGGACGGAGAAATCAAGTGTTGTAACCGAGGTTTCCACGCTTGCAAGTCTCCACTTGAAGTGTGGGACTACTACGATATACTTAACTCTCGCTATGCAGAGGTAGAGCAGTCTGGCAAGATTGACGCAGAAGAAAATACAACAAAGGTATGCTCTTCTCGTATCAAGATTAAGGCTGAGTTAAAGTTGGCTGACATCATTAATATCGGTGTCGAGTGGCTGAAAGATATAACATCACCAACTAAAGTTAAGGCAGATGGTGTATTAAACGACAACGGAGACCGAAGAAAACAGATTGGTTCAAGTGGCGACTATGCTAAGATTGGTTCA